AATAGATTTCACCATCTCCGTTCGTACTCCAAACACCACCCGACCCACTCGGGAGGTTCGTCAAGAGACTTCCGTCACCCGAGAAGTAATCAGCCTTCACATTCCCCGTGACCACCAGAACATTGGACCCATCATCGTCTACGTAAAGGTTCGAGCCAACACTCAAATTGTGACCCGGATCAGCGTTTGAAATACCGACGTTACTCGCCGTGTAATAGATTTCACCATCTCCCTTTTGCTGCCAAACACCGGCTGTTGGTAGATTTGACAATGCCGAACCGTCACCGATGAATTTCAGCGCGTGTACGTTACCAGTCGCGACTAAACCAGTCGTCGCATCGGTAAGTAAAATCGTGTTTGATGTGACATTACCGTTATTCGCGATTTGTTCGAGGTTCGAGGCGATATTCGTTAATTCCGAACCGTCACCGATAAATTTAAGGGCTTCTACGTTACCAGTCGCCACTAAACCAGTTGTCGCATCGGTGAGTAAAATCGTGTTAGACGTGACATTACCGTTATTTACGATTTGTTCGAGGTTCGATGCGATATCGGTCAATTGCGCACCACTGCCAACAAACGAAACAGCTTCCACTGTACCCGAAGCCACGAGACTCGTCCCTGTATTTGTAAACTGTACCGTGTTCGAGGTTACGTTACCGTTATCCGTAATCGCTTGTAAGTTCGATGCGATGTTGGTGAGTTGAGAACCATCACCCTTGAAACTGGAAGCCTCGACGTTCCCAGAGGCGACCACCCGCCCCGACACGATAAGTTCTGCTGCCGGAGAAACACTCATACTACCACCCATACCGGAGTGAATAGTGCAGTAATAATAGAGTGTCGAGGGAGCACCGGCTGGAACCGTGAACTTTAGGTGATTCGCAATACTCGTATAGTCTGTGCCTGTGGTATATTCTGAACCACCACCGTGTGTACCATCATTCGTCGTCGACAATCTAAAAGGGTGTGTAGCTCCAGGAGCTGTCAAATCAAAAAGATATGTCTGATGTTCATGAAGTTCGAGTGAATCTTGTTGAACTCCATCGATATAAAAGACACCACCACTCGCCGTCACAACAAACTCTTTCGTGGTTCCTAGTGTAGCTGCGTTACTTATTAAGGCTGTAGTCGATGTCATGTTCCCGGAGACCGTGACATTCCCCGAGGCGGTGAGTGAAGTGGTTGTGTTCGTGAACCGAACCGTGTTCGATGTCGCGTTATTGACATTAACGACGTCGTCAAGTGTGAGTAAGGCCAGGTTTGACCAAATATCGACGTTCGAAGCTTCGAGGTTTGTCACACGTGGTTCTAATGCGTCGATGCGCCCAGAATTGGAAGTCATATCCGTTCGTAACCCCGTAATAAGAGTTTCTTGAACCGTATTTGCGGCTTCGAGAACCGCGATACGCGTAACATTCGATGCGAGGTTTGACCAGATATCCACATTTGATGCTACGAGCTCTGAAACACGTGCGGCGTTGGAGGCCACATCGACTTCTATCGCAGTGATGAGGTTCATTTGAACTGTATTCGCATCTTCAAGGTCCGAAACACGCGTAGCGTTAGAGGTCATATCGGTATCAAGGACCGCGATACGTGCAGCGTTATCTGAAAGATCATTGGTCAAAGTGGTGATTAACCCCGCTTGGACCGTATTGGCATCTACGAGGGTCGTAATACGCCCGGCATTATCCGAAAGATCATTGGTCAAAGTGGTGATTAACCCCGCTTGGACCGTATTAGCATCTATGAGGGTCGTAATACGCCCGGCGTTATCTGAAAGATCATTCGTTAACGTGGTGATTAACCCCGCTTGGACTGTATTCGCACTTTCGAGTGTTGAAATTCGGGTCGCATTAGAAGTCACGTCGGTCTCGATAGCGGTTATCAACCCCGCTTGGACTGTATTAGCATCTATGAGGGTCGTAATACGCCCGGCGTTATCTGAAAGATCATTGGTCAAAGTGGTGATCAATCCTGCCTGGACTGTATTCGCACTTTCGAGGGTCGTAATACGTGCAGTGTTATCAGTTACGTCGGCTTCTATGGCAGTAATCAAACCTGCTTGAACAGTATTCGCCGCTTCGAGGGTCGTAATACGCGCAGCGTTATCCGAAAGATCATTGGTTAAATCGGCGATCAAAACCCCTTGGACCGTATTCGCGGTTTCCAGGTCCGCAATTCGTGTAACATTCGATGTAGCGTCGCTCGCGAGAGCAACACCCGTGAGTGTAGAACCGTCACCGTAATAGCTACCACCTGCACCGACCGTCATATTGTTCTGAACATGCAATTGACCGAGGACATTCACGTTAATTTCGTTCACTGTGTCATTTGTTATATCGGTCGCTTCAAGTGTGTCTTGTGTATATCCGATTGTGAATGTATCTGTCCCTCCGTGGTGTACGAGTGCAACATTTGCGGTAGGGCGCTGCATGAGAATACCCACATCGGTTGTGGATACTGTGTTATTATTAGCGATCCCTATGATCGCATCATTTATCAACGTTGTTTCCGATTCGACGACGAAACGATCACCCCGCATGAAAATATTACCCGTGACTTCGAGATTTGAACTAATAATAGTCGAGTCGGACGTTTTCGTAATGAATGTATCATCTAAATCCGTTCGGAGACCTGAAAGTAGACCGGCATAGACAGCATCTGTTGCCTCGAGGGCATCCACGCGCAACGCATTAGCGGTAAGATTTGTGTCGAGGTTCGTAATACGTGTGGCGTTATCCGCGACATCGGTTTCAATGGTGGTGATCAACCCCGCTTGAACAGTGTTCGCCGCTTCAAGGGTCGTGATACGCGTAGCGTTACCGGTGATATCAGTTTCAATAGCGGTGATCAACCCCGCTTGAACAGTGTTCGCCGCTTCGAGGGTTGTGATACGTGCAGCGTTATCCGAAAGGTCATTGGTTAAATCGGTGATCAAAACCCCTTGGACTGTATTGGCATCTACGAGAGTCGTAATACGCGCAGCGTTATCCGAAAGGTCATTGGTTAAATCGGTGATTAACCCCGCTTGGACTGTATTGGCATCTACGAGGGCTGTGATACGTGCAGCGTTATCAGTTACGTCGGTCTCTATGGCAGTAATTAACCCCGCTTGAACCGTATTCGCCGCTTCAAGGGTCGTGATACGCGCAGCGTTATCAGTTACGTCGGCTTCTATGGCAGTAATCAAACCTGCTTGAATAGTATTTGCCGCTTCGAGGGTCGTGATACGTGCAGCGTTATCAGTTACGTCGGCTTCTATGGCAGTAATCAAACCTGCTTGAACAGTATTCGCCGCTTCAAGGGTTGAAATACGTGTGGTATTGGATGTTACATCTGATTTAATCGACGTAATCAATCCCGCTTGTACTGTATTTGCGGTTTCTAACGTGGTGATTCGAGATGCGTTGGAAGTCATATCGGCTCGTAACCCCGTTATCAACCCGGTTTGTGTCCCATTGACAGTTTCAATATTTGCTATGCGCGCGGCATTACTTGTCATATCAGTCTTTAGGGCAACACCTGTGAGGGTCGTACCGTCTCCGAAATAACTCCCACCTGAATCGACAGTCATGTTATTTTGTGTGTGGAGGTCACCGAGAACGTTCACAGTGATCTTATTTGCCGGATCATTTAGTATTGTCGTATCGGTCGCGGTATTTTGCGTATAGCCGATCGTGAATTCTTGTGCGTACGGATTACCCGATGCACCGTGGTGTATGAGACCGATGTTTTTCGTGGGGTACTCCATGAGAATACCCGTATCGGCACCACTTAACGTGTTATCATACGCAATACCGACGATACGATCCTTCACTTCGAGGGATTGTGAGTCGATTTTATAGGTTTCTCCGCTCATGAGTATGTTTCCCGTAACTTCAAGGTTTGATGTGATCGAGACCTTATCCGTACCCTGAGTGATATGAGAGTCGGTGAGTGTGTTATCTCCGTCTATATACGGCACACTTCCGGGTGTGAGGCTAGCCACGGAGAGTTTATTTCCGACATTGACATTACCGGTCGTGATAATACCCGTATCTGGGTTTGTAAACTGAACCGCGTTCGATGTGACGTTTCCGTTATTTGTGATTTGTTCGAGATTAGAGGCTATACCAGTGAGAAGTGAGCCGTCACCTTCGAACCTCGTCGCGTATACGTTGCCGTTTACGTGTAGAGTCGCATCTGGACTGGCTGTGGTTATACCGACCCTATTATTTTCAGTATCGACGAACAAGTGCGAGGACCCAACTTGTAGGTTACTCGCGATGTCGACCTTCCCTGAAAATATATGGCTCGTCGTCGCGACCATTTATATTAGCTTAGATAAAATGTAATGCACTTTATATGAGTTAATGTTCACTTTGGAGGAATTATCTCTACGGATTAATGGGAGTAATTTCTAACGTGAAAATATAAACGGCTCCACTATCTGGTAAACCTGCACCAGCTCCATTTGGGCCTCCAGTTCCAGATGCTGATACCAATATCGTGTCACCGGATATTGCGACGGTATCACCGAAAGTTGGGGAGTTACTCAAAGTAGCGTCGCTTGCTACAAACTTGGAGGTTTGTGTCCAATTACCGGCCGCATTGCGCGTAAACACGTATGCAGATCCGATAAGAGAATAACCGTTGACAGATTTAAATCTCGCCCCAACGACAATTGTACCCCCCTCGATTGTAACATGAACACCAAAGTCATCGGGAGAACTCGCATCATCCGCTGTTAGTTTTACGGCTTGTGTCCAACCAGATGTGAGGCTACCGGGTGTATCGCGGGTAAATATATACACAGATCCACTATCGTTTCCGTCATCGTCATCTCTATTCGCTCCGATAACAACCGTGTCACCGTCGATCGATACGTTCTCACCGAACTGATCACCCGAAACACCGTCACTCGCTGTTAGTTTTGCGCGTTGTGTCCAACCAGAGGTGAGGCTACCGGGTGTATCGCGGGTAAATATATATGCGGAATCGTTAGAGCGCGCCCCAATCACCACCGTATCACCAGATAGTGAGAGGCTGATACCGAACAGGGCATTATTAATAGGGTCACTCGCTGTCATTTTGGTGACCTGCGTCCATCCAGATGTAAGGGTACCGGGTGTAGTGCGTCTGAATACATACGCCGCTCCCCTGTAACTAGTTCCATATGAGCCTACCACCATCGTGTCACCGTCGATAGATACACTTATACCGAAATTATCACGCGAAGCAGTGTCACTCGGTACTAGTTTTGCACGTTGTGTCCAACCAGAGGTGAGGCTACCGGGTGTATCGCGGGTAAATACATATACAGCTCCACCGACCTTCACACGACTGCTTTTATTATCACCTCCCACTGCTGATATGGCTACCGTGTCACCGTCTATCGCTACACCGTCGCGGCTTTGAGATCCACCAAAATAATCAAATGCAGCAGCGTCACTCGCTGTCAGTTTTACACGCTGCGTCCAGCTGGATGTATTGTCCCCAGCTGTATCACGAGTAAAAATATACGCGGACCCACTATTGGTTCCATGATCATCGTTCGCGATCGATCCGATCACAGCCGTGTCACCGTCAATATCCGCGGAACTTCCAAATGTGTCACCGTGCGCGGGGTCGGATGCGGTCAATTTTACACGCTGTTCAACGAAACGGGATGGGGTTTTACCATTAAACGCTCGTAAATTAATAGGACCTGACGCGGGTGCCGACGTATTACCATCACTGAAATTTACTCCATATAATTCTTTGAGGCCGTGAGGTGCCGTACCACCGAATAATGTCGAAACGGTATTTAAGCTCGTCATTTATATTAACCGATTTTTTCTTTTAATTCTTTGATAGCCTCGACGAGTAACCCTATGACGTTCCCGTACGCGAGTGAGTAACTTGTCTCTTCTGAACCGTGTACGACTTCGGGGAGAACCTCTCGAACCTCTTGTGCGATGAGGCCCGTAGACGGTTTATCGTTCATCACGTACGTGTACCCTCCTATGGCACACACCTTATCGAGAGCTCCTTCAATGCGCTTGATATCTGTTTTGAGGCGTCTATCGGAAGATGCGGTGACATCACCGGTTGCGTAAATGTCGCCAGCTACATGTAACTTGTAATTTGGGTTATCCTCTCCGATCCCAACATTTCCACCGTTATAATAAATTTTGGACGCGTCGCCCGAATATTCGAGCCATTTAGAATCATATAAACCCGTCAGACTAGATCCGTCGCCGTGATACTTTGTTGCGAGTACACTCCCGGTAATTTGTAAAACGTTTGACGTGGCTGTATCAGCTTCGACACCGGTTATATCAGGTACATCTCCTATTCCAACTTTGTTATTAACCCGATCGATGTAAAACGTAGGATCATCTCCACCTGTAGTGAGGTTTCCTGAAACTAACTGGACGTTCGTATGCGCCATCTATAGTTAGCTTATATAAAAAACATCTTTGCAAATGACGAACAGGTCATTTGGAGAGAGTATTTAGTATCCGAATTCTATGGGTGTACCCGTACCTACAGTCAAACTCGTAAGTTCACCAGATGTGTTACGGGAAATGTATTCGACGAAAATGGTGTAATTACCGGGTGAAGACAAATTAAACGAAGGTTTAATGGCAACTGTAGTGGGTGCTACGGTCACGACAGAACTCCACGGGTTTGTGTTTGTATTTCCAAAAATGGACATAGGTCCCATCGCAATAGCTAACGGGGTCGCGTCACCACCACGCTCACCACCGGCTATATCGAGGGTCATCGTACTCACCTCCGTATCGTCATTATCGAGGAGTTGTGCGACAATTTTAGCGTAAAACGCGTGTCGCGAAAACGTCAACGTAAGTGTCGCACCTGCGACCGAGGCATTGGTAGCGTACGTACCCTGGTGGCTGTATGTCTTTTTAGTGACACCACCCGTATTCGTGATGAGACCACCTTCAACGTATACATTCCCGGTCGTGTACGTATTGCCACGCGCTTCGATAACATTCGAATGGTTTCCGTCACCCTCGATAAAGCACTTATCACCAACTGAAAGTGTGTGTACAGGTGCTGTATTCGCAGCCCCGATGTTCGAGTTTGTGTACAGTTTACCATATACGTGAACATTCATGGTTTCGGCATCATTGACTGTGACCTGTGTAACTTCCATCGCACTATCGTCCGTGTAGCCGATCGCGAGTTCAGTAGCGCTCGCATCATATGCTACGGTGACGTTCGAACCATTCGGACCGCGGTTGAAGATGTGCCCCAAATCAAAAGTGGCTAAATCCGTGTTATTGGTACCGATTTCAACGAGGCCATCTTTTATTGTCGTATTAGTCACATGAAGGTTCGCGACAGTACCTACCGATGTTACGTTTCCGGAAACGTACAGGTTCCCTGTGACAGTTAAATCTCCACTATTTCCTCCGGCGTCAGAAAGTGCTGAAATAGATAAAGGGACTTGTGTCCTAAAAAGCTGATGCGTACTTTGATTGTACGCGACGAACGTATTGGTCGTGTCATCCGTGCCGACACCGGCAAATTCAGACGCTAATTCAAGTGGGGTGATGTACACTCCACTCGCACCAGTCGCATCGATTTTCTCTTCACTCGCATTGAATACAATCGAGTTTTCCGCCTGATCTTCACGACAGTTCTTACCGAACCGAAGTTTCGTGGCACCACCGATAGTACTCAAGTTCTTCGGCATTAATATAGTATCGCATTTTAATTCGCGTACATGAGCCCTGCCATACCGTTATTCACCCTGAGAATGTTATAGTTTACACCGTATATGGGGTCGATTAACGGTTTCGTCTCACTATGTATCTTAACCGAATCTAAACGACTGAAGTTGAGCGAACCTGACGGTTGAAGTGAGCTCGTGTTTAGACAGAAACAATGAAGGAAGAAATCGGGTGACGTCACGAAGTTTGTATGGTAATAACTCATGATATCAACGTAATGCGGTTTCGCGAATTTATACGCCCCTATATCAGTACCGTTAATACTCATCTTAATCTTGTTATCGATCGATGTGAGTGTACTTTCTGAATTTGTATTGGAGCATGCGATATACTTGACGGGGTGATTGAACGTGAGTTCTTGTACGAGTTCACCAGATGGGATGTTTTTCTGTACCTGTGTGATGAGAATATCATGTTTACGTGAAGTCATCATACCCCGCTCTTCGTTATCGAGGTAGTAATAGTTTGCATATGCTTCTACGTTATAATTACTCGCTTCGGGACCCCAATAAATTCGCAAATCGACTGTATGGTACTGTAAAGCTACGAGTGGTATCGCCGACTGAGGGCCTTCGCAAAAAAAGAAACGAAGTGGGTAGAAGTATGACCGGGCGCTCGCACCTGGGTGTGTACCGTTAGAACTTTTAGTAACATTTTGTGCGTACGTATCGATAGCAATCTTTTCGGTGAAATCGTGATCCTGGACATCGATAACCTGTCCGCCGATGAGAAGCTCAACCTTATCAATTACCCTACCCCAATCCTGAATATCAACAGAGTTAGTGTTATTATCGAGTGTAAAGTATGTATACCCGAGTAAATCACCGTTTCGTTCGAACCGGATAGATGACATGGAATTATTTTTCACAGCCCCTTGTATTGTTTGTTTCTCTAGAGACTGTGAAAAGTTAGAGTGTCGTTTGAACGTCGACGTGAAAAAAGAAATTTCAGGGTCTCCGATAATATGTTCATCTTGAGCGCCGACCGCTATGAGCTGTACGATTCCGGATGACATACTTATTATAATAATGGTATTTTTTAAATTGTATACACGTAACGCCCTGAAACGATCACATCAAGTTCTTTTTCTTGCATACAAAATTAAACACCAAAAACACTTGAGCAGTAGCCAAAATATCGACAGCATCTTGCTTGTACAGTTTCACATTTAACCTATCGAGTTTACGAATGGGTGTCAAATATTGTTGAGAGATAGGGTATTCATTCTTAAAAGTAAGTGTTGTGTTTCCGGAAGTGATGATCGAACCGAAAGATCCGTTTATACTATTGTGGCCACTAACATCTAAATCTTTCTTCGCGCGTTGGAAGAATGTATTTTTCAACTCATCAATCGAAACGTGAATAAGTTCGGTACTCGCACCGATACCCTTGAACCGAGCAGCAAGTAATTCAACCTGGATAACATTTTCCAGGGGTGTGGGTAAAAGGGCGTTTATTCCATTGGAATACTGAGAAGATGGTTGATCGAAAGTATCTACGATAACCGTGTGATATTCATGTTCAAAGTCGGGGATGGTCGGCTGAGGCGCTGTAACGAGAGCCATTTATAATACACACAGAAATTATCCACTTAAAAATTCGGTATAAATTTAACTGGAAATGGGAAGTGTTGGCTATATTTCTAATCTACGATTTTGTAGTTCGCGTGGTCGCGGACGAGTTTCTGACCACCGCACACACCACCGAGGCTCGTCGAGTATACACTGTCATTCAGGCATTCCGCACTGCTTTTAAGACCAGTGAATGGCTCTTCCGATACAGGCTGGATCTTGATAGATTTGGGCTGGTACATACTCACCCTACCTTTCGATAATGCAGTGATAATCAAAATCAATATGATCGTGATAGCGATAGCTTTGAGTGTCGACCGATTAGTTTTATCGAGTTTCATGTACTATGTACTGACATTTTTTTATTAAGTGCGTTAAAGAGAAAAGATTAGTTTCATTATACAGAGTAATGGACGGTGAAATTATTCTGGACAGAGGGGACACCTCTGTCATGAAGTTAAATGATAACGAACAAGCCATGATGGATGAGATCCAGCTAGATTTTACACGGCCACGAACAGTCGCACCACCCGTCGTACAAAGAATGCAAGGTCGTGAACCTCAACCTTCGATGGGATTTCAAGAAGATGTTGACGCATTCGCGAACCCAGTGAAGCAAAGTATCCCAGCACCCCCTCGAATGGAAGAGCCCGTTGATCACGGAGAATACGTAGACGAAACACCATATGATAACGGACCCAGTATGGACTACGGTCCAATGGAACCACCCGAAGATACACCTTCACCTGGTTATAAGACGATCGACGAGGAGAAGTCCGACCTCGTAAACAAACTCGGGCGTTTAGAGAAGCGAGGGTTTAACGTGAACAAGCGTCTGAATGCGTATTCACCCGTGGATGAACTCCGAACAGAGGTGAAGCGTATTACGTACAGTATCGAGGTTGATAAATCGGTTAAATTTTCCCGACGTATGTTGATTGCGTGTGTCACTGGTTTAGAGTTCTTGAACAAGCGGTACAACCCATTCGATATTCAGCTCGAAGGTTGGTCGGAAAATGTCATGGAGACACAGGATGATTACGATGAAGTGTTTGAAGAACTTTTTGTGAAGTACCGCACGAAGATGAATATCGCCCCCGAAGTCAAGCTTATCATGATGCTTGGTGGAAGTGCGATGATGTTCCATCTCACGAACAGTATGTTCAAACAGGTCATGCCAAATATGAATGATGTCATGAAACAAAATCCCGATTTGGTAAACAATATGATGAGTGCGGTTCAAAATACCATGGCCAATGGTAACCAGACGTCCCCCCCGGCGTCCAACGGTGAGAAATACGAAATGAAGGGGCCCGGTCTCGATATTTCCAGTCTGATGGGAGGTATCATGATGCCCCCAACACCGCCCATGAACACGACACCCATACAGAAATCCGTCGAGTATACCCCCGATGTTCCTGATGATGGGGACGATATATCTGATATTGTCTCAGAGGGTGGTGCGGGAGCTGTAGATGAAGGTGATGATGAAGTGAAGGAAGTTAAAATGCCGGCGGCGAAGGCTAAGCGTGGACGTAAGAAGAAGGTTGAAATTAATTTGTAAACATAGAGTATAAATGATAGGGTATGCCCCTATAGATTTCGATGACCCACTCGAAATCCCTACGAATTTCCGAAAGCGGGAAGTTGTGGATGAAAATTTCGAAAAAGTACCAGAGAAGAAGGTTGTGAAGGCTCAGCCCGTAATCGATGAAACCACGGAATGCAACTATGTTGTCATGTTTTTCATCGTCGGGGTTCTCGCACTCGCTGCGATGGACTCTGTTAAGAAGTAAGTATCATGAATGTACCGCGTGACAAAACATCACGTGTTACATTTTAAGCATTTTCTAAAGCCACTACGCGTTCTAACAAGGACTGATACGCCTGTTCAGAAGCGGTGAGGCGTGTCTGTAAGTTTTCTGTTTTCTGTTTTTCCTGTTCCAAATCACCCGATAATTCCTGTATAGATCCAGTGAGTATGGGTATAATTCCAGTATAATTGACACCTAAAGGAGTTTGTGTTTCACCACTATCGTTATGTCTATAATCGTTAGTGTCTGCACGGTATGTATATTTCGCGCGGTCTTCTACTGAAAGTCTATTATATTCACTTTCAGTTTTAATTATTTCAATTTCTTCAGTTTCCTCACCCTTGACAAGTATATCGAGTCCGGGTATATTTCTAACATCTTGTGCGACGAAACCATATTCATCGTTCCAAATATAGTCATTTTTCACACTTTCCCATTCATCATCTGTAGGTATCCACGTACCCACTGCGTCCTCTGGTTTGTCTAACTTTTCGTATTTTAAAGGTCTAAGTTGTTTAACAATTCCCAAACAATTTATTATACTTTCCTCGTTATATTTTATTCTATCATCGGAATAAGTTATACTACCAGAGACCGTGATCCCAGAGGAATTTGTTGTCAGCATAGTGAGTCCATTGAAATATAGTCTCGCCCATGAATTTCGCCTACATCTCACCATCCATTCATTATCGAGATCATTATAAATACCACATTCAGTATTAGTCGCACTCATGAATACGTATCGTCCATTTATAGAATACCCTTCCCAACCACTGGAACCACCACCCGTTGTTTCCACTGTTCCGTAGTTACCCGTTACATTACTCGTGAGAGGAAGGTTAGTACTACCCCCACCGGACGGTGCACCCGGTCCGGAAATAGACCCCGCTACGTGTAAATTTCCAATTGCCAATCCTGCATAATTAGACGCTATAGTTTTAGAACTGTTATCTGCTGGGTCTGTTTCCGTTTGGTATGCTGTGGATTGACCCTGACCAGATGGACAAAGAAGTCGTAACCAACCATCATTACCAGGTGCGAATGTATAAGAGTCACCATCCGAAGGTATAGCGCTAGTCAGGGCACTCGAACTACCTACAAAACCACTCGATGATCCGGCAATTAAACGAAGGCCCGCCTGCAACCGTGAATTCGAAGTCCCACTACGTATAGAGACCAATTGTCTCGGCTCATCTTCAATAGAATTATTTGTGTATGCCATGCCACGTTCTCCACCGAACGGGTTATTCATATCAGTAATAGATACACACGGTGATTCGCGATATTTATTGTTTAGTTGGTCACTTCCGGGTGAGTGAATTTGAAACTCGATTTTCGGTGCCTTTATACGTACTCGGTCACCAAAAAAATCGCGTTTATTCCAATCACCATATTTAACCGTATCATTAGGTTCGTGTAACGTATTGTAAGACTTTGAAATCAAAAGTTCGTTATCATGTTTATATCCATCACCCGCAGTTCCAGTATAAATGACGTTTCGCGTGCCCATCCATCTATTTTCAATTGTCGCACCGGATTCACTATTCACTTCACCTTTACGGCCACCGAACTTTATACGTGCGTGGTCAACAGAACCACCAGATGACCCAACTGTTAAATTATCACATTTGACGTATCCTTCAAAAAGACTATTTCCTCTAAAAACACTGGTAAGTGTATAACGATAGATAAGAACGATCCCTCTTCCCTGCCCATTACTCGTCGCGGGTGTGGTATTGGTACCACCATTCGAATCGGCTCCGTAAGCTTCTGGATAGGCTGGAATTGATACCGCACAGTTAGTACCACTATGCGCAGCACTTCTATATCCATTCATACACCCTATCCCACCCGTAATATCCGGAACCGGACCCACTGTACCAAATACGGTTGGATCAGGGCCGGAACCCTGGCCACCAGACATTACTATAGGACCCGCGGGGTAAAACGTTGTACCCGAAAAATCGTAGGGCATAAGTGAGAATTGATGCTCACGAGAACCAGCAAATACACGAGACCCATCTTCTGTCATACTCATATTAAAACCCGCACTAACCAGATTCTTTCGTAACATATTCCATGGCCCCCCTAATGATGGAACTGATTCATCACGTGTATTCATTGGTTCGTCATATTGCCCCGTATCCTCGTTTAATGTAAAATAACGCACATCTCCATGCATCACCTGAAGATCATATCCTTGGGGTTTAAACCCCGGTGATCCCGCACAAATGCGTTTTCCGTCAACTGAAATACTAACAGATCTACCAAACCCTGGAAGGGAAGAATAAATATTGTTCCAAGAACCTAAATTCACGACAGTATTATTATTTCTCCCCTCTATTGTCTGAACTGTAGTTACTCCACTCGACCAGCTACCATCAGTCGGACATTTAAGGACACGTATATTACCCAATTGATAATTTGGGTATAAGTAACCGTCCCTCATGTTTACATTATTTGAACCATATGGAGATCTATCGTAGTGATGTTTTTGACTATTAGAATCTGCAAATCTAAGTCCATTGACTGGATCACCATTATTATTGGTTTGAGTTCCGGGGTATTTGTATACGGAGTATGGATGTGATGCAGGTATGTTTCGAATATTTGGTAGTATTTGACTACTACAGGCATACGATGTCGACCCCGTATAATGTGGTCCTTGACTTGATGTAACGTGTTCGCCTAAATGATGTGAAACCGGCCCGGGTGTCGTCGAACCGGCATGGTTCGAACACTGAATCTCAGCAAGTTCGGTACCAGGTGCACCGACGATTATATGCTCCCCAAAACCAGACATTTTAACCGAAAATCCATACCCGTTAAATTTGTTATAGAGTGTTATATATGAAGTAGTACTAGTAGGAACTCGATTAACAATATTCGTCCCCGAATTTGAATGTACTTGCGTGAATTGACCATTTGTCTGTCGTTCATACACGTATATAGTATTTACGTCCGGTGCACCGACAACGAACCGATCTGATTTATCACCCGCTATAGAAACGCAGTGTCCAAATGAACTGTGAGATGTACTAATTGTCTGTGTGAGAGTAAATTGACCATTACTACCGACATCGTATACGTATACACGGCGAATTTTCGGTGCACCTACTATGATCCGTGTTCCGTCATAATCCATCGAAACGGATTCACCGAACCAACCGGAAGCGGCTGGTCCATCTATCTGCTGAAGAGATGTCCACGTAGTCGAACTTTCGCTCCAATCGTAGATTTGTATATATCCACGGTCGTTATCCCATTCGGGACCACCAGCCACGAGGCGTGTACCATTAAAGTCTGTATCAAGGCTTCTACCGAAATGTGAGTTCACATCTCTACCAGTGATGCTACCAAAATGCTGGTCTCCCGGTGTGAATTCGTCTGGATTCCACGAATCGACCCCATCTACACTACCATTACCACTTTGTGCGTGATACCCCCAAGTCTGATTGGGACTAGTAATATACCCCCCTGACGGAACTGTCGTCATCTATTATGACGACATATAATTATTAAATGATGGTACCGCGTCGAGGCCTTTCTGCTCGTATATCAATATTCTTTACGGTAAAGAAGTTTGCTCGAACTTCATAAGATTCAACCAAATCAATCGCACGCAATTTACGAGAAACGTATACATCTCCGGTAACGGTAAGCTTATCATCCGCTGTATCATTAACCGCGACATTCGCCCCCACCTGTAGTGTTTGTGTAGTCAAAGCTTCTGCATTCGAAATACCGACAGGTCCATCAGTATAATAGGCTTTCGTACCGTCGGTTAAAAAAGCACCACCACCGAATGGGTTTCCACCTTGTGTGAGGTTACCTGTAAAATTAACGTCCCCCGTAACATCCAACGTGTACCCAGGTGTAGTAGATGCTCCGATACCAACCCTAACAAACGTAGCATCCCCAGTGAACGCTGGTGCGTTTGAAAGAACGACACTCCCCGTTCCCGTACTCGTAGCGACACCAGTCCCGCCACGGGCGACTGGAAGTATACCAGTCGTGATCTTACTTGTATCTAAATTAGCGAGTGTCGTTACTAACGTAGAATTTTGATTTCCGTTAATACCAATGTTACCGGTAACCGCACCAGTTAAAAATAAACCTGCCGTGTTTTGCCAACGAGTCGAACTCTGTGCGTTCCCCTGTAAAGACCCTATAAATGTACTGGCTCTCACGGGTCCTCCGAAAACGTCGAGGGCTACCGCTGGGGTAAATGTCCCGATCCCAACCCTGTTATTGATAGAATCGACAAAAAGAGTATTCGTATCGACCGCAACATTACCACTTGAATAAGAAATATCATTCCCAGAAGTTACCCACGGTGAAGTTCCACTACCACCACCACCACTAAAAGGGGACCCATTTTGTGTGATAGTTTGAAAATCGATGTTCCCTGCGATTGTCACGTCTGTAGAAACGTATGCGTTCCCGACAACGTGTAAATTGGATGTCGGTCCATTGACATCGACACCAATTCCCAAACTGGATATGACATTATCCAATACTATGTTTGACGAGGCACCGACGAACGTAGTTTTATTCGCCCCTCGAAAGTTTAGGATACCATTCGCAGCCATGTCTACTATGTATAAGGTTTTTTCTTACAAAGTGGGAGGCACTTTGGAGGAAATGTTTATTAAGGAGGGGTCGGCCAATCGACGTTCAGTACATTTCCATCTTCATCTAAAGTTGGACGAGATGTAATTGGAAGATCCCTAAGAGCCTGACGATACTTCTCCCAATCTTGGATATCTTTTTCGAGTCTGTGGGGGTAATCGCGAGTCATGTATTTATCACTCTTATCGAGTAAAGCGTCTCGTTGCTCTCGCATTTTTGTAATAGCTTCGGTGTGTGTCATCTGATAGAGTGTCAATTCATACATCTCATCGGTCGGTTTGTAAAAGTTTCCATCGTTAAACACGACACTTTCCCATGTACCGTTAGACGTATACGGTACACCTGGACACATGACTTCCAATACTTGGGTGAGCATTTAGTATATAGTAAGATTTTATGGAAGTAATTCGACGTAAACATTACCATTCGACAAACCATGAATACCCAAGAAAGACCGATTAGTCGCATTCGTAGTGATATACGATGTACCACCTCTTGCCGTGTCACTACCTGTAGAATCGTATCGAAGAGCTGCGCGTCCACCCTTCGCACCCGCTCCTCCACCGGCCGAGTCTCCGGATTCGGACCCACCACCACCGAAACCTCCGTGTGTCGTTCCTGTACCACCCATGGCGCCACCCGCTGGTCGCACACCACCCCGTGCACCTGAAGGATCACCATCTGCAGTCCAACCAGCTCCACCACCGTTACCGTTCCAGTGACTTGTACCACCCCCACCTGGCAAACCCTGAGACGATGCATCTGCATGACCCGCAGTTCCGGAGTTATAATGTCGGGGTCCAGCACCACCACCACCACCCGCGATCATATACACGTCGCTGGTATTCGTATATCCACCCCCAGGTTTAAGAACCCATGTCGCACCACCACCGCTACCGGATCTATAATTACCCGTTGATTGAGGTGGAGTTTGTCCTACGATAAAGACGACCTGTGTATTAATAGTCAATGCAATATCGGCACGCACCTCTCCACCACTACCAGGTGTGTTATTATACGACCCTATAGACGACGATTCCTCACCCCCTCTCGCACCCCTCGCGGTTATTCGATACGTCCCAGTTTTGGGAACCGTCCACAATTGGAACCCGCGTGTTGCGATATTGAAAAGGTTTGTATCATTCCATGGACTTATATTACCATAAGTGGCTAAAGCGTCACTGAGCTGAGGACCATACCTTGAATCGCCGTTACAAGATGTAAACGTGTGTGAAGTAAATGAATAGAGTTCAGGAGGGTCAGCTATACTAAGATCTAACCATGAATATAATCCATACCCTTCGTATTTATACGTTGTGTTATTAAACCGTATCATACCCGTAGCCCCCGTAGCAGGTCTCTCTGCAGTCGTACCACTCGGAACGATTATTGCCCCGGTTCCCGATATATGAAGTTCTACACTCGGATTCACTGTCCCAATACCGACCCTACTAAGTGTCGTATTCACACAAAGAACAGTTTCACTTCCCGGAGTGCTGGTCGATGTGAATATATAGGCTGCACCAGCATCGGTATCAACGGTATCCTCGAGATACGCCCCAACGAGAGCTGCATTTCCGTCCCCAGAGAGTGATACACTATAACCGAAATAGTCATATGTCTCTGCATCTGAGGCTTGTATTTTCTGATTTTGAGACCATGTCCCGTTAGAACGAGTGAATATATAGGCTGCACCGAAACCCGTATCCTCGGGATGCGCCCCAACGAGAGCTGTATTTCCGTCCCCAGAGAGTGATACACTATAACCGAAATTGTCGGATGCCTGTGGATCTGAGGCTTGTATTTTCTGCTGTTGAGTCCATGTCCCGTTAGACTGAGTGAACACGTAGGCTGCACCGGCATTGGTACCACCCGCATCCTCGAGATACGCCCCAACGAGAGCTGCATTTCCGTCCCCAGAGAGTGATACACTATAACCGAAATAGTCAGATGCCTGTGCATCTGAGGCTTGTATTTTCTGCTGTTGAGTCCAGGTTCCACTAGAACGAGTGAACACGTAGGCTGCACCGGCACTGGTACCACCCGCATCCTCGAGATACGCCCCAACGAGAGCTGTATTTCCGTCCCCAGAGAGTGATACACTATGACCGAAATAGTCAGATGCCTGTGCATCTGAGGCTTGAATTTTCTGCTGCTGAGTCCATGTTCCACTAGAACGAGTGAATATATAGGCTGCACCAGCATTGGAAGCACCCGTATCCTCGCGCCACGCCCCGATAAGGGCTGTATTTCCGTCTGAGGAGAGTGATACACTATAACCGAAATAGTCAACCGCCTGTATATCCGAGGCTTGAATTTTCTGTTGTTGAGTCCAGGTTCCACTAGAACGAGTGAATATATAGGCTGCACCAGCTTCGCTACCACCCGTATCCTCGCGGTACGCCCCGATGATAGCTGTATTTCCGTCTGAGGAGAGTGATACACTATAACCGAAACGGTCACCCGCCTGCCTATCCGAGGCCTGAATTTTCTGTTGTTGAGTCCATGTTCCACCAGAAAGAGTGAATATATAGGCTGCACCAGCTTCGTAAACAAACCCCGTATCATCCTCTTGGTAAGCTCCGATAATAGCCGTATTTCCGTCCCCAGAGATTGATACACTGTAACCGAAATAGTCAGATGCCTGTGCATCTGAGGCTTGAAATTTCCCTTGTTGTTGATACGCAAGGGTTGCTGACACTGTTGGTCCTACATTGAGGTTCGAGGACATATAAACGTTACCCTCGACGTGGAGGTTTGCATCGGGTGATGTCGTTCCTACACCAACCCGGCCAGTCGTGTAGGAAATATCATTCCCCGATGTTACCCATGGAGATGAACCACTACCTCCACCACCGTAAGCCGAACCGTTTTGAGTGAGCGTACCCGTAAAATTGATATCCCCTGCGACATCTAGTGTGTAGTTGGGTGATGTCTGATTAATACCGACATTTCCCAGAGATGTAATCGTCATGCGCTCGATGGCATTGGTCCACCCATCTACAGTGTTTGTATGAAATGCTATACCACCACCACTGCTAACTGAATTCCATAAATTGAGACGATTGCTTGTCATTCCTATAGCACTTTCTTGAATGGCACCATCCTGCCAAAATTCTATCCGGGGGTTGTCACCCTCGTCATTGTTATCTGTATCGGCTTGAAGAATTAAACGACAGTCGCCGGCAGTGCCTGACGATACATGTAAAGGTCCTTGTGGACTGTTTGTTCCGATACCTACACGACCAGTCGTGTAGGAAATATCATTCCCCGATGTTACCCATGGAGATGAACCACTACCCCCACCACCGTATGCCGAACCATTTTGTGTGAGCGCACCCGTAAAATTGATATCCCCCGTAACATCTAGTGTGTAGTTGGGCGATGTCTGATTAATACCGACGTTACCGGTGGTGACCAGCCCTGTCGTAGGGTTAGTGAATTCTATAACGTGCGGTGTGACGTTCCCGGTAGCCGTGATAGCCGAGAGTTCGTGTAGTGCCTCGACAAGAACATTTCCCATTGTGAGAGTACCACCTAAAGCAAGATCCGTACTGACGAAAGTGTTTCCAGTAACATGAAGATTAGCGTCGGGTGATGTCGTTCCGATACCAACATGACCTAACGAATAGGAGATATCATCTCCCGAGGTTATCCATTGACTGGTACTGGTACCCCATTCGGGAATACCCGATGCCGAAACTTTAAGGACGTCACCGGTCGTCCCACTGATGACGAGGTTTTCGGCTGATACGGCCGCGTCCGCGTAAATGATATCCCCAGGTGTTTCTAGTATATCACTCAGATCGGTACCATTTCCTCTGTATTTCTGTGTGGCCCTTCCAGTCGAACACCGGGTCATCTTATATATGTATGAGACATTTTCCAACCGAAAATGCGTCCGGTTTTGGTTTTTCTGACGTATATCCCGAAATGTTAAACCCACCCTGTTTGTATACCCTGAGACGCTTGTTGTACATGGCAAAAAATACGGACCATTGATCCACCACATCGTAAATGCGTGGATTGTTCTTCTTACCGGTAGTCTCGCGCATGATACGCCCGATAGACTGAATGATATCAGACTTAGGAGTTGCGAGAATGACCGTATCGAGTGTGGGGATATCTAATCCTTCGTGGGCCTGACTGAAAGTCGCAAAAATGATTTGCTTTTTACTAGATGCTGCGAGATCTGCTTCTTTCATACCACCCATGTACAAACCCGATGTCGTCTTAAACTTTTCATGAAGATACTCACAATGAAATCGTCGGTCACTGAGAACTAAAATTTGACGAGTTGTTTTCGAAAGATCCTTGATCGTTGACAAGATGAGACGGTTTCTTTCGGGTATCTCTGTAACTTCCGTAACCATGGTCGCTAAGGATAATTTCCCGAAACGTGTACATGGTGGAGGATCCTCGTACCGATCACATTTAAACTCAAGAGGGAAAACATCCACTTGTTCTTGGTTCTCTCTTTCAACTGAAAAGAATGTGGGACCCATAAACCAGTGTAACACTTTCGTGAGCCCGTCTTTTCTATTAGGCGTTGCCGACAATCCGTAAATGTGTTTTGGACACATTTTGAAGAGTGATTGTGAAAACACTTTCGCACATATATGATGAGCTTCATCGACGATGAGCGTTCCTATACTATCAAAGTCCCCGAAAGAATATTCTTTGAGTGAGAGGGATTGAAGCATGGCAATCACGAAATCACAGTTGGTTTCTTTTTTATTTTGTTGAACCATTCCGATCGTCGCTCCCGGACAAAATTGTTGAATACGTTCGCGCCATTGGTTCGCTAGAAATTCCTTGTGTACGACAATCATCGTGCGATAACCGAGCTTACATGCTATGGCCAGGGATACGGTCGTCTTCCCGAACCCACATGGCAGTGAAAGAACGCCGTGACCAGCTTCGATAGCCTTTGAGAGTGCAGTATTTTGAAATGTTTCATCGCGTAGCTTTCCATTGAATTTTATTTTAATTTTAGCAGGTTCGGGTCTGTTATCTTCTTTGGGTGTTCCGAATTTTTGTTCACCGTAAAATCTCGGTACACATAATCCAGATTTAGACTTTCGAAATACCTTAAACGAAGGTGGTGCCTGGCCGAAATCTGCATTAACGATTGGACGAACCGTCAATTCTTTTTTAACTTCAGGTGTATCCCCTGTAATATACCCCGTTCGGGTAAGTTTCATACCGTATTTGCGTGTACTAACTTTATGTAGGACAATTTCCATGAATACCCACTATACTCACCTACGTTCCAACACCCCATGAAATCCGTGTCAACTTCGACGTCATCACCCTTGTTAAGAGATTGGACGGGTGCGCCTTCGTATTTACACATCACGCGTCTATATCTAAACGGAACCTTGATCGTCAGAACATTCCCTTCGAGGGGGTTATCTACGTGTCGCGTGGTAAGTACTTTCCGTGCGTGAAAATACTCTATACGTCTTACGGTCGCATCTGGTACGATGAAGCGGATATATTTTTTGTCATTGTATTCATACATCGGTGTGTGAACAGTTGCATTGAAGTGAAGTGGCATACGTAATGTATATGGTGTATTTTTTATACTCGTATATTACAATGGCGCTATGTTTAGGAATAAATTTATCAGCGCCAACTTCCAGGAAGGTGAAAACCTGGAAGTTTGCGGGTAAGTTTCTATGGAAAAATGCCACTGTACAGAATAAAACAGAACTCGGGCGATGGACAAAGGATGAACTCCTCGAACTCGGGCCGACATTTGTAAAATTAGGACAAATCGCTTCGACGAGAGCGGATCTATACCCACCCGAATTTACGAGAGAGTTGGAAACGCTTCAGGATAATGTTCCTCCCGTGGAATTCGATACCAGTGTAAATTATGATATTTTCAAAGAATTTGACCCTGTGCCATTTAAATCTGCAAGTATCGGTCAGGTTCATATGGCTGTACTCCAAAACGGTCAAAAAGTTGTTGTAAAATTAAAACGCCCAGGAATTCTGGATATCATGAAAGAAGATACGGATACCATACGCGACATTGTACACTTTTTAGAGCGTATAGGTTTCGACACTGGGAATAGTTCAGGTTCAGTTCTCGACGAATCAATCGAGTACCTGTTGGGAGAAGCCGATTACAAACAAGAAATTAACAATGCCATAAAGTTTCGAAAAAGTATGAAAGAGGTTGATTGGGTAAAAGTTCCGAGGGTGTACAAAAAGTATTCGAACGATGAGATGATTGTCATGGAATATGTCCCGTCTACGAAACTGACTGAGATTACAGACAAGAGAGTAAATAAGAAGAAGATATGTGAAGCTTTGATCAATTCGTACGTTATTCAAACCATGGATAACGGTCTCTTCCACGCGGACCCTCACCCTGGAAATCTTGGGTTCTCATCTAAAGGACAGCTTGTATTTTATGATTTCGGACTACTTGTACCATTATCGGAAGAACTCAGGGATGGGTTTACAAAACTATTTGGTTTCATAATCATGCGAGATACCGCTGGTATAGTCGATACACTCATCAAGTTAGGTGTGATTGTCCCAACATCTTCAGATGTTTCGGACATAGAACTCTTCTTTGAAACCATTCTGGGATACTTAGAAACACTGGATGGTTCTGGAATAGTCAACGATGATCTCGCCGCACAGCTCGCTGTCGAAAAACCATTTGTCGTCCCTAGTAGTTTCGTGTACCTCGCCAAAGCTTTTTCGACTATTGAGGGTATATGTCTTAAACTGGATCCAGATTTCAACTACTTCACATACCTGGAACCTCTCATCCAACAACAGATCATCGAATCTGTAGACGTCGGGGATATATTCATGAAGACGACTGAGATACCCGGAACGATAAGCAAGATAAATACAGCTGTATCAGGTCTTCAGAAGTCGAGGGGATCTATGAAACGATCCATGGTCAAAACGCAACAGGAAATTAGGCTCGTCCAGTACAGCGTGGTGTGTGCTCTACTGGCTGAGAAGTTTGGGGACAACCCCCCCTTGGCGATGTTTTTTGTTTTTTGCACCCTGTGGTTTACTTTTCGTAAAAGTCGATAGACTTCTTACCACTCTTCTTGGGCTTATCCTCCTTCTTGACCAACTTGTTGTGCTCCTCGAAGTACCCTTTCAAACGGCTCTGCTCATCACGGAAAATATCAGAGAACTTCTCTTTGATCTTCTCCACGTCAGTGTCACGTTCTTTCTGGATCTTCTTACTCAGCCTCTTAAATCCCTTGTTCCTCTTCTCGGTAGCGAATACGGTCATTGTGTTCGTTATGGCAAGCATTTACTTTGTGTCGACATTTAATTTCAAGCGTTTCAACTTTTCCTGAAACTCTCGGTTCTCACCGGGAGATTCAATCGCTGTGCCATTGGAAATTGCTTCAATCTCGGGACCTGTGAGCTGCATCGCGTTTACCCTGAAGTCCATAAACGCTTCCATGGACAGGGGTACGAGGGGCTGGACCAATTCGTAAATAGCTGTAGCATAGTCGCGAATTTCCTTCTGCGCGTGATGATCCATTCTCAATTGAAGGAAGTGCATGAGGTTATGAAGATCCATTTTCCACACGAAAGACGTATACGTAGATTGTGGTAGAACACCACGCGCCTGCTCCCTGCAAACACCCTTCTCAAGCAATTGTTCATAAATCTTGAAAGAATGTTTATACTGATCAGATAGAGACTGGTTCAATTCATCATCTAGTTCGACAACACCTTCCGATCCCTGGTGATTTACAGCGGATTGTCCTCGAAGGACTTCTGGTTCGTAATACTCTTCGTCGACGATAGAATACCGGGCAGACATTTCATTTACCGATGCGGTTCGATGCCTGAGCCATTGACGAGCGATGTACAATGGCGCCTTAATGCGAAACTTGAAGACTACGAGCTCTAGGGGTGACGTGTGCCAGTTACGTACAAGATATCTGATGAGACCTCTATCGCCACGCGTCGTTTTAGTACCCGTCTGATAACTTACGCGTGCACCATCAACGATAGCCTTGTCAAGATTTTCTTGAGGCATGTGATCAACAAGTTCAACAAACCCATGATCCAATACTTTTTTCATTATGATATGTTATTGTTCGATTTCTTTAATCAAGTCATCTAACGAACGGTAATATCTTTTGAGATCCTTCATGAATCTTTTATTACTTTCTAAGCACTCACACTCAACTTTATTTTTATAAATGTATGCGAGGTTCGACTTTGAATACTTTGTCCTTTTTTGATTCTCGTTTGGTTTTCTCGGAATTAATTTTTTATTCACAACCTTTTTAGATTTTGGTAAAGGTTCAACACGTTTCGTAAAACTAATAGCTTGCATGACGGTATCTGCAAGATCATCTTTCTTTTTAGAAGCGTCAAACATAGGTAACCAGTGTTTATTTGTTTCAGTTGTTTCCAAGAATTTTCGACACCGTTCTATAGCAGCTTTCTTACGTTTGAGATATTGTGCGCGACCGGGACCCGCTACGTCGGGGATTTTGAAACGTGCGTCATAAATGATCGTATCAGATTCAGGTGCCTTAATGACGAAATAGGCGTGCAAGAAGTGCATGACAGAAACCATTTTCTTGTTGCGGTCGGGTTGTTTTTCGATGAGGATGGTATCACACGTGAGTATCCATGGACGCTCATCTAAGTGTTTACGCAGTGAGACGTAAATTCCGTCTTTATGTTCGGGTGGTATTCCCGATACGTCCCACTGAATGACTGTGTTGGACGTATCGTCGAATTGACACATTGCTAGATTTCGTATTCCGACATCTATACTAAGTATCATTCTTGTATATAAAGAATAATATGCTTTAAGCTAAAAAAACATGAACAAAATGTATACGATGCACAGGCAGCAACATACAGCGGCTCCAATTTTGAAATAGGTTCCAAATTTCGCGAGTAGCCCATCCGGACCTGTAAGTGGGGGGAGACCAGCCGCCTCGAACGCTTCATCTACCACACCCCCGGCAACATCAGTGACCGCCTCTGTAACCCCCCCTGCGACATCACCAGCGGCGTCGACGACACCTCCTAGTGGTCCCGCGGCGTCACTGACTTTATCGAATAAAGATGTCTTGTGAATATCCTTGCACGTATTCGAGCAATATTCACCACAATCTTCCTCGATTTCCTCCGAACACACGGGTTGATCATCTGTCGGTTCTGTTGTGGCATATTCAAGGTCTGTTTTTGATAGGTCCCCATATGCCAATTCATCGTAATTTAGGGGTAAACAGTCTGATGTACATTGTTGAATCTTCTCATCTTCCTCTGCCATTTTATCACTCAAGTACATGGCTCCAGCAACACCTGCAGCGACCTTTAAACCTGTTTTAACATTTTTTTTAATCGCCGCTTTTGAAGCTTTTTTAGCAGCCGCTTCTGCAGCTTCCTTCGCAGCCTTTTCTGCAGCTTCTTCTATACTTTCCTTCGCAGCCTTTTCAAGGCCGTCCGCCAAAGCTTTTTTAGCAGCCTTTTCGGCAGCTTCCTTCGCAGCCTTTTCGGCAGCCTTTTGAGCAGCATTTGCAGCAGCTTCTTTCGCAGCTTTTTTAGCGGCGAGTCCTGCAGAATCACCCACAAGTCCCTTTGTACCACCTTTTAACAGAGCAGCCGACATTGCAATTTATATATACTGATATTTAATTACATCATACCCGAACCACCGCCGGCCATTGCACTTCTAACCGCGTTACCGGATTTAGATCCTGCGTTACTGTTACACGTGGCACCGTCGTCACGGTATCCTGGAGGGCAGCTATCCCAGCAGACACCGAGAATGTTCTTCTGACCCGGGTCGCAATACTCACGCTCCCATGCTGGAACATGAATTCTCGGGCCTGGTAAGATGACATCACCAGTGATGTCATCTTTACCCCCCTTCGGTTCACACAATGCACCAAGATCTGTGTATCCGTAATTGATTTTGCGTTTATAGGCAAACTTTTCAGCTTCGTACGTCTCGGCCATTGGTTCAAATTTCTCCCGCTGTTCGTCGTAAACGACACCAAGCGCTTCACGCTTTTCAGAAATTGGTGTGCCTTCCCCTTCGAAACCATCAATCATCAATTCTGGTATCCATGTGTCACCACCGGAAGCCTCTAAAATTTCCTCTTTCATACCTCTGTATTCAGCTGCGAGTTCATTATACTCGAGACGAGCCGCCTTCTGTTCCGCATTTTCACCGGGTTCAGATACAGCTGGTCCGCGAGCCGCTCGCGTAATGTTAGGTGGTGGTTCAGGTTTACTCGCACCATCCCCTGCGATGATCTCCTTCCAACGCTCATACTCAAATTTCGCCTTATCATGTGCAGGCTTGTTTAAATCGTATACACGCTTAGCTTCCCTGAATTCTTCCTTGTTTTCGGGTACCGATGCGCGAGGACACTTATCCCAACAGACACCGAGTACCTTTTTCCTTCTCTCGGGACAACCAAGGGCTGTCTCAACTTCACTCTTAACAGCGTCTGTGAAACCATCTGCAGATAACCTGTTGGCAAGAGTACTGTTACCCGCGTCATTTAATCGGGTAACCGTCGGGCCTACATTACCATCATATATGTCCTTACACTTAGTAGACTGATACGCGCTCGGACCACAGTACTCGCGGTCCATTACGGGTACTCTAATTCCTGGACCACCAGGGGGTTCACAGAGTGCACCTATCTGCTTATAGCCATCGGGGCAGTCATCCCAGCAGACACCGAGTACCTTATTACGGCGCTCGGGACATCCCAGTGCTTCCTTAACCTCATTCTTAACTGCATCTGTGAAACCCTGCGTTTCCAATTTACCCGCGAGATCAACCTTCTTCGCATCTTTTAAGCGCTTAGACGTTGCCTGAACATTCCCATCTTCAATATCGGTACATTTGGAAGGCTGATGCGCTTTGGGTCCGCATACTTCACGATCCCAGACGGGTACCTTAATTTTAGGACCACCGTCGGGGTGGCATAAAGCACCAATATCCGTGTATTTGATGTTGTTTCCGACAGTCGGGTCATTCGCATCGTATGGAGGACACTGGTCCCAGCATACACCGGCTACGTTTTTCCTTCGTTCGGGACAATTGAGAGCTTGTTCGACGTCGAGCTTTACTTCCGCTGTGAACCCATCACTCTTCAATTTATTGATGAGCTTACTCTTACCGACCCCACTTCTAAAGGCGGTTGTTTCATCAATATCCTTACTCGCGTTCAACAAGTTAACTGTACCATTCACGTCACCATTCGCTACAGTTTTACACTTAGACGACTGGTACGAGCTAGGACCACATACATTACGATCCCATACGGGTACCTTGATACCCGGACCACCCTTGGGACTGCACAAAGCCCCTAGATCGTCATACTTAACACCCACGTCTTCAAATTTGGGGCACTGGTCCCAGCAAACACCGGCAATGAGTTTCCGGTCACCACTTCCATTCGAATTGGGACCACAGTATTGCCTTTGCATGAGTGTTTTCTTGATACCAATTCCACTGCCAGGTTCACACAAAGCACCTATATCCTTGTCACCCTCTCTGCACTTATCCCAACAAACACCGGCAATGTTTTTACGGTTTTCGCCAGGTCGTGTCGAACTCGGACCACAATACTGACGCTGCATGAGCGTTTTCTTAATACCCGGACCACCCTTAGGTTCGCATAAGGCGCCAATATCCTTGTCACCATCCTTGCATTGATCCCAACAGACACCAGCGATGTTTTTGCGGTTACCATCACCGTTCGAGTTGGGTCCACAATAGTACCTATCAAATAAGGTCTTCTTAATGCCTGCACCCGACTTCGGATGACACATCGGACCTACACCCTTAAATCCTTCCTCACACGCCTTGTAACATAAACCGGCATCCTTGTCGGGTTTATCAGGTGGGCACACTCGAAGAGGTTTTTCATCTCCGACACGAGAATACCGACCACGCGGTTTATCACAAAACGCGGAACCGGCTGCACCTGAACGGAATGTAAATCCAGGCTTACATTCTTCGTTACACGTTGTACCGCGATACTTATATCCTGCGCGACAACTAGCTCTCTGGTAAAACCCCTCTTCCCAGGGCTTGTCTGACTTGTTCCCAGGAATGTACGAGTGTATGGAGTCTATACATGTAAATCCAGAACTCCTGGTCCCATCTGGACAAGACCCTTCACATTCAAGAGCTGATGATTTGTAGCCATCCCTACATTTAGGATAACAAAGTGCACCCTTTTTCTCTTCGCCGTCTGCACATCCAGGAAGAACACCCACACCTCTACCATACGCATCTAACCAGCAGCTCGTACCATCGTCGCGAAGTTTTCCACTGTAAGGTGCATTCACACCGTCACCGAGTTCGGGAGCCTTGCAACTGTATTTCTTCGCGGGTGAAGATTTCTTCGCGTATGTATCCTTCCAGCAGCTGAGACCATCATCCCTGTAATTTTGATCTTTCCACGCACCATTTGGACCATCACATGAGTATTTCTTGGCGATAGAGCTCTTTTTAGGATACGTATCGGCCCAGCAGCTCGTACCATCATCACGCAATTTGTGGTATTTACCAGAGCCACTTCCTTCCCATTTACTACACGAATGTTTCTTGGCCATCGAACTCTTCTTAACTACTGTATCACGCCAACAACTCGTACCATCATCCCTCAACCCCTTACCGTGTTTATGAGACCAGTTATCACATGATTTCTTATCTGGGAAACTGGTTTTCTTGGTAATTGTATCACGCCAGCAGCTCGTGCCATCATCACGCAAACCTCTCCCATGCTTATGTTCCCAATCACTGCACGGCTTCTTAATCGTGACAGACGATTTTATAGCTAAGGTATCAGACCAACAGCTCGTACCGTCGTCGCGTAATTTTCCATGTTTCTTCTCCCAATCGCTACAAGGTTTCTTTTTCGTTATAGACGATTTCTTCGTGATCGTATCTAACCAGCAGCTTGTCCCATCATCACGGTACCTCGTATTATAGTCACTACAGGACCTCTTTTTGGCGGGTCGCGATTTTTTAGCCTTTGTGTCCAGTATTTCACCGATAATCTCCGTACCAACAGATACAGCAGCCAACAACATTGGATTGCCTGCGTACGCCAGACCTAATACAACTCTCGCAGGATCACCGGAATTGATGTTATCTACCACCGAACTCTTATACGTTCGCACCGTACCCCGTGTAATTGTTTTACCGAACACGGCTTCAGCGACACTCATACCCGGGTAAGGTTTACAGTCATTGTTCCTGTACTCCAGACCGTATCGATCACAAAACCCTTCAGTGAAATTACACTTCGCATTATTAATGTCGAATGTAACACCGAGTGCTTGTGGATCGACAGGTCTCGCTAAACCACTATTTTGGCGACTTTTGAGACAATACGCGACACATGGACCGTACGGAATACCCATAACGATCTTCTCGTCGAGCTTTTTAGCGATCATGTTAGGATTGGTTGCATCCCCGGGGTTAGCTGGGTCAACCTCATAATACGTGTCGGAATACACAGCCGCTGTAGGATCTGTGTACGTGATAGGTGTATCGGGTGGTTTAAATAGGTCATTATTTTCGAGCCATGTTGGAGTATTTTCTGTATTCCAGCGAGCGGCTCCGTCTCGTGTGAGTGTAATACCAATACGAATAGCTGTACTCATGGACGGTACAAGCATAATATCTTCACTCATGTCACGATCTCCTACCGCACCAACGACACGAAGGTCTGAGGCGGGGAGGTCCCCACCAGATGCGTCGGTTAGATTTTTCTTCGCGATATAATCATCCGTAGCTGTCTTGACAGCAAGTTCAAGATCAATAATATCAGTTTCGGTTTTTGCATCGGCGATCATAGTGTAAATTTCCATGTATTGATCTGCGTCGGTGATTTCTTCGAGTGAAAGTTGGAGTGCTTCGATCTCAGCTTCCGATGTAACACCGTTAGCAATTGCCGTGTCTAGTTCAGATTGTGCCGCATTCATTATGGCCTCTGCCTCTTCAGCTTCGGTAACGCGAGCGGTTGCTTCTTCTACAGTTACACCGTAATACGCGTTTTTCAATAATTTCTGGAAATATGCAAACAATATTTCATCACGTTCGACGTGGAACGCGCGTTGTGTCGCTGTTCCGAATTCTAAGATAGCATCCGGGAATTCGGGAGGTTCAGTTCCGTCTACGTCGGCAGCTACTACACCATCGAGAAATCCAGTCCACGCGGGACCGGCCACAGGGTCGAACTCGATATTGGGTATCACATACTCTTGAAACATTTTGGAAGTCATGAGACTAGAGGCGGCCTCGTATATGTCTTTATGTATTTCGGGTAAGGGGAATAGTAACGGCCAATCCGAGTCGGGGCTGTCAACCGCCGCTTTGTATCCATCAGCGACAATTCTTTTTTGCATGCTATCGAGTGTGGACTGAGATGTATAGGTCTCATATCCATCAACATCAATAATATCTAATGCAATTGTGATCACATCGAAGGCTAACATAACTGCTGCAGCAACCCACCCAGGTGGACCAGCGGCGGCCAGAGTTGCATATTTAGCTCCAGTGGCAGCCATTTTAGCTGCACCCGATGCAGCCGCTTTAACTAAAGCTTTTTTAGCTGCAGCTTTGGCAGCTGTCTTTGCTGCAGCTGCAGTAGCAGCCTTTTTAGCCGCCGTCGATGCTGCCTTTTTAATGACTTTCTCTCCGGCAGCTTTCGTAGCTTCTTTGGTAGCTTTTTCAGCCACCGCCTCAGCTGCTTCCTGCGCAGCCTTTTTAGCAGCTAAATCTGCAGCGGTGTTTGCAGCCGCTTTTTTAGCAGCTGTAGTAGCGCCCTTTTCAGCAGCCTTTTCAGCAGCTTCTGTAGCCGCCAATTCTGCAGCTTCTGTCGCAGCCTTTTTCGCAGCTACATCTACTGAAGCATCCGCTGCAGCTTTTTTAGCAGCTTTTTCAGCGGCTTCGGATACCACTTCCTCGGCAGCTGTCTGTGTGACTTTTTCTGCAGCCTCCTTCGAAGCTTTCTCTACTAGTATTTCACCAGTTTCCGCTGCAGCTTTTTCAGCGGCAGCTTCCACAGCCTCAGTGGCAACAGCCTCTGCCGCTTCTGAAGCAGCCTTTTTTGCAGCCTGATTAGCCGCCTTTTCAGCCGCTCCTTGAGCTGCTTCTTCTGCCGCTTTTCTAGCAGCCGCTTGTGCAGCCTTGTTACCACCAGTTCCGGCAGCCTTTTGAGCAGCTTTATCACCTGCTTCCTTTAGAACCTTCTCCGCGGCTTCTTCTGCCGCTTCCGTCGCGACCTTTTGCACAGCTTTGTTCGCCGTTTTCTTAATACCAGTTTCAGCAGCTTCCTTCGCAGCCTTTTGACCAGCTTCACCGAGACCCTCCGCTGCAGCTTTTTGAGCAGCTCTTTCACCAGCTTCTCTTGCAGCTCCTTCAGTTGCTTCTGCTATAACTTTTTTAGCGGCATTCTTAGCGGCTTTGGAAGCGGCGGGTTTCGCAGCTTTTACGCCAAGCGCCTTTGCTAAACCCTTTTCCAATGCAGCACCCACGATGACAGATGCCCCTAGTTCGAGTGCCGCCTGCTTGGCCATTTCGACAACAGATGCTTCTGCATCTTCGCCAGGTTTCAGCATACAGCATCCATATTCACTATCAGGGTCTTCGATATACTTAGTTCCACATCCAAGTGTGACATGTTTAGGAAACGCGCATTCCTGCTTGATTTCTTCGTTGATAGCATCAACAAGAGATGTTTTATTCATACCAATATCATCTAAACCACCTTGGCCTTCTAAATCGCCGAATTTTTTATCTATACGATCCTTAACTTCTTGTTCAGTTTCAATAGATATATCACCCGGCTTAGATAATACAGGTACGTCTCCCGAATCGGTAGCATCTTTTTTTGTCGTAGTGATAAGTTGACCAAGCATAGAATCATAAATTTCAATTTTTTTACCATCAGTGTTTTTCTTTTTCAGATAATAGAGACCGACGACTATAACAATCAATAGAAAAAATAGTGCAACTGGTGCCATTTTTCCCAGTGCCATGGTCTATTATGATATTATACGACAAAAAAAAATCGACACTTAAAGACTAATATCGGAATATATGTAAATATGTTATGGTGTTGGTGGTGTTGTCACGATTTTGAAAATGAACCGTTGAAGCTCCCCCTGAAGTATGACGATAGGCGTAAGAAATACGTCACGAGTGGGCGATTTTGTTCATGGAGTTGTATGAAAACATATGCACTTGAGCAGTATGGACTATCGAGAGGAGGAATAATATGCGGTAATATGGTGATGATGCGTAGACAATTATTCGGTAAAAGAGGGTCGATACAATGTGCACCTAAACGACAAACGCTCATAGAATTTGGAGGGACGCATACGATAGAACAGTTCAGATCAAACGTATTGATAGATGATGAACCACGTGAAGAAATAACAGAAGAACCCGAGGTTGAAATAACAATTCCACAAGTGAAAAACGTGGCCAAGTTGTACGAAATAAAAGGGGCAGTGGGAACGAACGAACCACTGCGCCTTAAACGTGAGAAACCGCTTAAGAGAGATCAAAACAATTTAGAGTCTGTACTCGGCCTGGTAATCAAACCGAAGTCGTAATACAATTTCCGCATGTATCACCTGAAAACACGAATGAACAATGGTCACATTCGTTTAGAGGTATAATATGACGTTTACGGAGTTTATTATGTGAATATAGTATCAGGTCCTTCACGGTGTAAATACCATAGGCTACCATCGTTTCCAATGTAGGAAATTTCATTCTGTATTATACACAACCACACGCCTTATTTACCTTTAGCATGACCGAGAAACTGTCGATCATAGGGGGTACCATAGTCTTCAAAACAGTCTCAAGTTCGGAATCCTGATCACCCGCGTCAATCTGTTCAATCACGGAATAGATGAGATCGATGACAAGGTCCTTCTTCTCGGGACCGGTCAGACCCTTGATCTTCTGGACATCCATCATCAGAGTAGAAACGAGACCACATAGGTTTTCCTTGTTAATACCTGTCTTACCGTACTTGGCGATGAGACGTTCAATACGGTTCACGATGAGAGCGCTGTCCTTGGACTTGGTGGCATAGGTTTTCAAAATGGTATCCATTTATATAGATTGAGAATAAAATCTTTAATTATATAAACGATGGTCGGTGTGGATGATTTTATAGCCGGATCTGCAATCACATTGGGTATAAGTCAGATGATGTTAAGAACTCTTAATGCAGATGATTATACACCTGATGAAGATACATATAGGTACTTGTATATGGGAATTCTGGCTAATATTCTATGGCTGACATACCAGTATAGAAAGGGTGCGAATTATTCTGCGATGTATTCCACTCTGGGTTTATTTTCACAGTTATTTATTCTGTATAAAGTGTCTTCAACGGAACGGAGTAGAGAAAAACAAATTTGAAGAACTTTTAATTTATCTTCGAATGTTATTTTACCCGCGTTACGAACAACATGGACGATAAGCATACAAACTAAATATGTAGCCTCATGAAGTTGCATACCTTGTATTCTTATATGTTTTTTAAATCAATTAAAAGCGACCTCTCTGATTGAGGGGTCCGATTTGTGTCGTACCACGGTTACTAAATGCTTCTAATGCCGAGGCGGTGTTAGTGAATTTCTTGTTCTTCGTGATCGACAGGTACGTTATAGCGATACCAGCTAGTATGATAACACTCGCGAACCCCATCGACACACCCGAATAATTTACATCGGTCTTCTTAGGTTCACACGCTTCCTTATCGGCGTTGAGTATTTGGTACACGAATACGGAGGAAGTCAGTAGAAGAGCCCCGACAACCAACATCATGGGACCTGTCGCGGACAAGCCCGGGCTGGACGCGAACTGTCGCAGAGCGAGTGTCACGACACCGGTGATAACGATGGTCACGAGCTGGCTGAGGTATATCTTCCTGTTTTCGAATTTTTCAACCCCCCTGATCGCGTCACATTCATTATAGTGTTTGATACCCACGAAATTTACGAAAAATGTCACGGTGGCGACGAGCATTAATACCAGTATAATTGGTAATCCCATTTCGGCAGAATATTTCATATTGTATGTTTTGTTATTAGGAAACATTTTTTTGTACCAGTCACTTAAAGGTCTGAAATCAATAGTAGTATAATGGATCTAAAATTCGAAGTTACCGACGATGGCATGGCATATACGTATGTCAACGGTGTGAAGGGAACATTAAATGAAGCTGACACCAATGTACTCTTGAACCATTATATCCAACTACCCATGAACAGTAAATATGTAGAAACTGGGAGTTACCTGGGGTGTAGCGGGGTTCTCGCTGGCCTGTCAAGTAAGTATGGTTCGACTGTGTACTGTCATGATATATGGCTCGAGAACATGGATAATTTAACTGAAGAATCTGGTCCACCACCTAAAACCGACGACTATTTTTTTACGTTTTACGAAAACGTGTTGAACAATAACCTACAGAATATTATCATCCCTATTCGCGGTGATAGTGTGTATACACTCAACATTCATAGAGATGAGAGTATAGATCTTGCTTTTATCGACGGCGACCATTCATATGAAGGTGCTCTAAAGGATCTGAATACAGTTTTACCAAAAATGAAGAAGAATGGTGTCATTTTGTGTCACGACTGTAGACCTGGGAATGACGTTTCAAAAGCCCTTCGCGAATTTTGTATGAAAAATGAGATACAAAACGCATCTGGATTTGAACACTCTTCGATAGTGAAGATAGACTTAAAAGATAGAAAGGTGGATTAACATATGCTTATAGATTGTTTTATTTTTTATAACGAACTCGACATTCTAAAAAAGCGGTTGAAGTATCTTGATAGTGTTGTGGATAAATTTGTCTTAGTAGAGTCGACTGTCACGCATCGTGGTGAAGAAAAAAAACTATTCTTTGAAGAAAACAAAAAAGATTTCGAAGAATGGTCGGACAAGATTATACATGTAATTATACGAGACAACCCTGTGGATAAAGATCCATGGGTTCGGGAAAACTTTCAAAGAAATTGTATCGCGAGAGGTTTGTTGGAATTCCAAGATGATGACATTGTCATGGTGTCGGATGTAGACGAAATTCCGAATAGAACGGCCCTGAGATTACCCCCTGATATGAAGATGTGCTCGTATAACATGATCGCATTTCAATACAACTTCAATTATATCCAAGAACTTGAACCATGGTTCGGTACGGTCATCACCACGAAAGGAGTATTGATGCGGGTGTCGCCACAAAAATTGAGGGAGATGCGGTGGAGTGTCCCACACTATAAGAATGCTGGGTGGCATCTATCGTCGTTCGGAGATGAGCATTTCATAGCGAATAAGGTTTATAATTTTGCACATTGTCATGATGACTGTCTCAAGGGAATGAATGTCGACACGTTTAAGAACTTGATCGAGAATGGAATTCACGCAGATGGAAAATACAAGCTCGTCGAAACAAGTGAAAAAATCATGAGTTTGATACCATCGGAATTAAAGATGTAATATATATTAAAGGTCTTGTATCAATTTAATTCATATGGATAAATTTAAGTTTGTAAAAACAATAGACGTGAAGAAAGACTCTATATTTTATTCAGTTATACATTATAAAAATGAAATATTAGGGTTTTGTCGTGAACGTTATGATGCAAACCAAATTAAATTTGTTAAGTTCAACACACAGTTCGACATTATCGACGGTGACATAACAACGATACCTGGAGAAGATCCTAGGTGTTTCATTCACAATGGTAAATTATACATATTAAACAATTTTTTTAGTCGGATGACATTATTTGATTATGATACGCGAACTATTATAAAACTTCCATTCCCGGGTAAAAATATATCCTTCATATCACATGACAACGAACTTTTTGTCATTCACTACATTAAACCATTTATAATGTATAAGATAGATTTCCAACTAGGGTCTGTGAAACCTGTACAGGTTTTAGAAAATGGACACGACGAACATTTATTATATAGGGGGGGAACTCCGGGGTATAAAATAAGTGATAAATCATACTACGGGTATGGTCACAAGACCTATGTTACTGATGGAGAACTAATCCATGACATTTTTAGATGGGATGTCGATTTTAGTAATCACAAACCGGAAATAAAAATTAAAGAGCTCGTACAACCACCCAATTCGAAGTCTATATGCGATCCGACGAGTGTGATAGAAGTTGATGATAAAAGGTTTTTATTAACAGCAGAAAGTGATAAAAGCTGGTTTTGTGATCAAGATTATATGACAAATGTGTACCAGATTGAGTGATCAAATCTTCACACACTTCGGTGGTGGCTCAAACGCAGTCTGTTCTCTCAATTCTTGTCGTTGTTTCATCTTCTTGATATCCGCACCCTGACAATCGTGCTTTGTTAAATTGATACAACTCGGACAGAAACTTCCTTCACAGTATTTACAATCGATAGGAACACCACACTTCTTGCGGCATAATTGACACGGCATTTCTACTGTTAACTCGGATAAAGATTTTAAGTGACTTTCACATAGAATGTCCCTCACTCGCGCCTTCGCCAAGCCGGTCGTATCCACTGACTATGGGCGTCTCAAGACAACTCTAAAGAAGTCTACGATTGGGTATGGATCTGCTCTGAGTGCTTCCTATTTTATCACACAAGGTGCAGACCAGGGTGTTTCGGCAACTTTGGGGGCTGTCGCATCATACGCGTACGTGACACTTCTATCTGACAGGGTTGACAGGTTTGAAAAGTCGGCAATTCAAAATGAGTTTTTGGCACCCCTTGGTACTGCTGCGTTTGAAGTAGCATGGAATAACGCACCTTTCGCGTTTGACTTTGATTACGGGGCCACGTTTGTAGGTTTTCTTGCTTACAAATTCGCGTTGTCTACAGTCTTATACCAAACTGTCAGGGAAATGATGATCGGAGATAGCGAGACCTTTTATGATACAGATGAGAAAGAGTATAATGATCTCACGATAGATGAGGAATACGAAAATGCGTCTTCATATAAAAAGTTGTAATATTAAAATGGTCCCTGTGGCTTTATTTTATGGGTGGCTATTATTCAAACTCACACACATTAAAAAACCTAAGGCTTCACGACACAAACCACCGGCAACATGGGTTTAATTACACTTGTCAGGGTTAGCCTGCTTCAGTTCATGTGCGCGTCTCGTCGATCCAAACTGGATGATCTCATCAACCTTCTGCGCGATACCCTTGCCGATACCGTCAAATTTCATAAGATCGGTACCGTTCAAGACCTCGTATGGAAGGGTGTCAATCAACTTAGCGGCACTCTTGTACGCATTGACCTTCCATTCACTGGCCCCGACATGTTCCTCGAGAGTGGCGAGATTGGAGAGTTCATCCGAAATGATCACATTCGTGTGGAATTTCACGTGAAAGTCATCATCCTCGTCATCGAGGAATGCGTCAATCTTCTTCCCGATGCTCTTACCAATACCAGGGAGTTTCATAGCCTCCGCGCCACTAGTAATCATATAGTTCAGGTTATAAACCATGTCAGCAGCCTTGATGTAAGCCTTGTACTTGTACTTGTCCTCCGTCTTTTCCGCGTGTGCGTAAAGCATATCCGCAATACCTTGGTTGGGAATAGTTTCGATATAACTCTCGGTGGATGCGATTGACTCAGTATCGGAGCATTCGGATTCCTCATAATCAGAATCTTGCTCGTCGAGGTATTCGTCGATCTTTGAGGAAATACCCCTACCAATACCCCTGAGATGACGCACACACTCACCACTCTCAATCACGTAATCGAGATCAGCGATCGTATCAGCAGCCCCCTGGTACGCAGCGGTCTTATGGAAATCGGAAGTCATTTCACCCAACTCCAAAAGGCGTTCAACAATACCAGCGTTTTCGCGGGTTTTGCAGTAAGGCGTTTTACCGCAAACCCTGGCGGTGGATTCAGTGTAGCTGGGTTTGGACATGCAATTGGTCTTATACTTGAAGTCATTGAGTGCGTTGAGAGCATCAACCTTGTCTGAATTCTCCTTGAGGAAGAGTTTCTTGAGCTGTTCAATCTTGGCGCGCGACTCTTCGTTGAGCTTCTCGAGCTTGAGGATGTAATCGGTGATGGAGCGGGAGTTCATATCGGAAGACATTGTGAAATGATAACATTCACGATATCACTTCACGACTTAAGTGCAATTAAAGATTTTGGCTGCAATGAATATAATGAATATTGATAACATTCCCGAACCGATGAAACGTGTCATGGGAGACAAGTCTCTCTCGATGTCTCAGAAAATGGTAACATTCATGGCATTCATGCCTACTTTACCCAACGATCCCAAAGTCGAACAATATTGCAAGGATAATCTCGAGGTCGGGACAACTATCAAACAACTTATCGCGGATAATAAAATACTTCTAGGGAAGTTCGATAAGAATTTCAAACTCGACGTGATATGTAATTAACCTGTCTTACCCTTATAATGTCTTTCCATGTTTTCATCGGGGTCATATTGATCGGGGTCGTATGTAATTCCTTTCTCCACCCGAACCTTAGACTTGGAAGTGGGTTTACTCACAGTAGGAGGTTTAAACCCACGTGCAACGTTGATTTCCGTGTCATACTGGGCAGGGTCTTTGATCGCGCGCGTTTTTACAGCTCGTACATTTGGGATACTGAAAGTGAGTGAGAATGGCATATATATTTGTGTACGTTATAATCTTTAATTATACTTAAGTAATAGATGCACACTTATTATGTAAGAATAATGGGCACACTCCAGCGTATAACTTCAAACTACTTCAAGGATAAACGACCCAAGAAATCTCACGATAATTATGAATCTATCAACACACTCGTAAATATCGGAGTTACTCAGTCACAGTCTATCAGGATCGGTACTTCGATTGAGGATCTACTTCGCATTTATATCAGCTCTACATCTTCATGGAATGATGTAAAGCCACCTAATGCAAAGGGTAAAAAAGAGCGCGACCATCTATTTTCCCGGACGCTAGAAAACGGTAAGACTGAAAAAATATATGCGGAATTAAAATCAAATCTACAACTGGATTCTGAAAAACGTAGTAAGACTGCCGAGAAAGTAAAATGCATCATACGTGAGGAGAATTGTGATGGGTATATCACCGCCCTTCGACATTTTTCACCAGATACACTGAATAAATCTAAACATGTTAACTTTTATACCGAGCGTGACGTCGATGTGTTATCGGTTGAGGAGTATTTCAGTGTTTTGAATATTGCATGTCCATTTGAAAATGAGGAAGGTTATAAGGAATGGGTCCGTTTCATCGTAGATCGTCTCATCGAAGAAGATATGCTAGATGAAGAGCGTATCGCGATTACAACCCTGACAGAATTGAAAACGCTTAAAGATGCTAACCACATGTTAGATAATGAAACCGATTGTTAAATGGTCGGGTGGAAAGAAGGACGAGATTAAACAGTTTGTTGATCTCATTCCAGATGATATTTCAACGTACGTTGAACCATTTTTCGGGGGTGGAGCGGTATTTTTTCATCTTGAACCGAAACGTGCTGTTATTTCAGATGTACACGAAGAATTGATCGATTTTTATAGAGCGATGAAGGATGGAAAGGGTGATGATATTCACACATTTCTAAACGAAAATCCCAACACTGACGAGGCTTATTATAAGGTACGCGATCAATTCAAGGTTGAGACACCCCTAGATAACGCGAAACGATTTTTCTATTTGAGAAAGACGTGTTTCCGAGGTATGTTGAGGTATAATAAAAGTGGTAAGTTCAATATTCCATATGGGCGTTACAAGACATTTAATTATGAGGAGTTGAAGGATGAAAAGTATAAATATGTGTTCGAGGGTACAGATATACACAAGAAAGGGTTCGAAGAAGTGTTCGATATGTGTAATGATCCCAAGGATTTTATATTCCTCGACCCACCCTATGATAGTGAGTTTACAGATTATGGGTATTGTTCATTCGGTAAAGAAGAACAGCACAAACTCGCAGAATGCTTTAAAAAATCTAAAGCGCGGTGTATGATGGTAATCGGTAAAACACCGTTGATCGAAGAGTTATACGGTCCGTATATTAAGCGTGAGTATCATAAAAAGTATGCGTTTAAAATTCATTCAAACCGCGTAGGTGATGAGATTAATACTACTCATGTTGTCATAACAAACTACTAAATCTATGAACATCTAAAATAAGCACTACCCGTTTTTGATCTCCTCGTTTGTCGAGGCTGTGAATACGAGAATGGTCAAAGAGTAGATCTTTCCTCGGTTCATGTTTATGTATACCGTTTGATGTGTAGAGAATACAATCGTCACCACCTTTCATCGTGAGATGGTATCTCAGTAAAAGATTACTTTCTGCTCGATGAGGTGCTATAGTCATGGGTCCTTCTATGACTGCGAATTTGGCACTTTCTTTATCTACACATGGAACCTCATCAATAATATTCTGAATGACGGGAAAATCTTTGACGTCGTAATAATAATACCCCTCATTGTTATCGAACCAACGGTCAAGATCATGAAAATATTTCCTTCTTGCTGTCATAATCCCTTTTCCGTATTCATGTAAAATCCGATCGTAATTCATTTTCACGTACCATAATCCCGGATAGTTCAGTGTGTTATAATTTGGTTTATGAAGCATGATATCCATAAGTGTATTTCTCATACCTATCAATGGTCTGAGTGGTTTTTGGAAATACAACAGATCTATCGGTGACTTGAAATAATCATATAGAACCAGAAGTATTACCACTAACGAGAGTTCTCGCATTATTTTCTTCATATAAAATAAAAATGCCCGGTTACCCACGAATGGAAAAGTACACCCCAGAACCTACACAAGAAGTTAATACTGTCGATACGCGTTTCGTCATGCCAAAGATGACTTTTATTCAGGTCACTCTTCTTATATTAATTCTAGCCTATGCGTGGTCTGTCCGCAAGATGAACCGAGCTATCGTGTCCGTGGGACTTCTCACAGCGATTCTCTTTCACACATATGATCATATGTTTAGGATAAAGCGTGGTGAAGAGCGTTTTTTCATATAATACTTAAGTCAATTCGCGCTATAAATATAAGTAAGTCAAAAAAAATGTCTTCTACTATGTTCGAAAACAACTCCGTCTATAAGATTGGTGACACGTTCACCATGAGGAACATCTTGAACATCGTAGATAAGATGAATGCCACAATGCCTCACCATGAATTTGAACCTGAGCCTATTAGCGAAGGTGGTATTCGTGTGAAGCGTGATGGGGGTGGATATAAAACAATTCGTTTCAATTTTCACAACTGGCCTTATTTTGGTCGCCACGGTGTCAAAACAGAAGATTTGGGGATGAAGTTGACTGTTGACGATTTTACTGGTAAGGGGAGACTGTATTCTAATTTCAGGTCACTGTATGATGCACCCGAATGGACCAAGGATGAAATCAACTGTATTAACAAAATTTTATCTGAAGAAGGGTTGAAGAAAGTTAGATTTTAGTTACGTCAATATCGTATCCCATTTCCTTTACGACCGGGTCATTCTTGTAGTCTAATTTGTAATACACCTTTTTGATTCCACTACTCGCCAGAGCCTTGTAGCAATTGAGACATGGGTAATGTGTCACGTACGCCACACAATCATCAATGGAGGCACCCCTTTTCGCCGCATCCGTGATTGCGTTAATCTCTGCATGAATCGTAGCCTGTTCGTGTCCATCTCTCACGATGGATTTGTGTTCACATCCACCTAGAAATCCATTGTAGCCCATGCTGATGAGCCTATTGTTCTTCACGAGGACACACCCCACCTTTAACCGCTCACATGGAGACCTGACGGATGCGAGATCTGCGACGTTCATAAAGTATTCATCCCATGTAATGCGATCAGTCATATTGAACCTAAGTAAATGTACTATTCATCATATTTTTAAGTTTACAAACATGACGACTCTCACCGATTTCGAACACAAGCTCGATACTCTCATCAAGACGTACCCGGATGGGGTGCCTCGTGATGAAATGAATGATTTTTTTGAATACACGATTGAAAACAAGGGTGTCCTTCTTTACGGGGTGAGTGATGAACTACTCTATGCCGTATGTGATAAAGCCTATGATGACAAACGTTTTCATACATACGGTGAAACCATTAATGGTCTTATCGAAGAGTTTAGGGAAGCGAAACCGAGTCCGGCTGCCACCGCGAACAAACAGTTCGAAATGAATAATTCGGTGAGGGAGAATGCTGTATCCTGGGTTGAAAAGGCCGCAGCTCACGATCAGAGAAAGTATCTAGTATCTAACACACGAATCATGGATATGATGAAAGATATGATGGAACATTCGGACAAGATGGCGGGTGAAACCGAGAAAAATCAACCCATTGTGGGTAAAATCTTCGCACTCAAGTTTGCACCCGAACCAGTGAAGACACCTAGTATCTATGAGCGTGTCTGTAGGATGAGTATGTTTTAAATTGATATAAAGGTGTGTGTGATATTAACATTAATGACTAAGTTTTTCCTTGGAGCTTTACATAACGGTGAGTATGTTCCACCTTATAATGCCGAAAAGGGTCGGCGTTATACATGTCTTTGTGGATGCGGAGGACCTCTTATATTTAGAAAGGGTGAAATCAATGTTCCACACTTTGCTTATCCACCCGGTGAACGACATTGCGACTTCTCCTACGACCATCCAGGTGAAGGTGAGGTTCATAAAATGGTCAAACACATTATCGCCGATTTATTGAGAAAGAGAAAAATAAAAAAGATACAGCGGTTATGCCCTCTGAAGTCTCTCTGCTTATCCCATGATCTCGGTCGGTTCGACGAACAGGTCAAATATGAGGAAGGTGATGAAGTCATTGTTGAGTACCGAGTAAGTGATAAATGTATCGTTGATGTAGCTGTTATAAACAATGGAAAACTCAAGTATATTTTTGAAGTTTATGACACTCATAAGACCACCCGCAAAACACCAGAGCCGTGGTTTGAAATTGACGCTAAGAAGTTTTTGAAAGATACCGAAAACGGTACAAAACTAACAGAGAATGTAGAATATAGCTTAGACGTGGATGATATGACACTTTTACAGATAGTAGAAGAGCTAAATGAAAGAGGGGTAGATTTGGGGGGAACATTCTATGAAAAGTGTGATAGGTTGGAAAATGAGAGACATATTTCAGAATATGTGCATTGTATAAGAATGGTGACATTGTGTCCTCAGTGTAAAATAAACGCGTCAGATTTTACAGCAACAGAAGATCGTACCAATGGGTACGATGAACGCACTGAATGTATGAAACGGGAAATTATAAACTCAAAAGAGTATGAGCAGTGTTATCCCGAATTAGGGGCTATTAAATCTATTCATGATAGGAAGGGGGTTCTTTCAGTTTATGTTAATGCTCAAAGATATGAAGATGCACCGGAATTCATTCGGAGAAAGTTCAAGGATATGTTGTTAAGAGAATGGTCTGAACTAGATTGGGGTCCAGAAATCAGAATTCGTGATGCGACGGGTAAATACTTATTATTCTATAGTGAATGGGATGATGAGAAGACGAATACACGAGATACACTAGATAGACCTGGGGTCCGGAAATGGGAGATCGGAAAATCTTAATACGACGATGAACCGCGTGACAGGTACCACTTTACCTCAAATCCTTATCAGCCGTGTAGTACGTCTTCCCCTACTTCTTAGATTTTAAATATTTAGAGTAGGCATTCACGAGATTACTTCTTCCACCAGCGGCTTTACGGAGTCCTGCGATGGTTGCGATTTTTTTCTTCTCGTTGATCCTTTTTGTCATTTGATTTACCTTCTTGTTAATTGTCATCTTATTCCGGGATGCATTAGTAGAAAATGGTAGGGCGGCGTTAGTCATTTTCTTTCTCATTTTAAGTAAATCATTTTTAGGTAACTTCTCGAGAAACCTCCTCAACTTTGGATCCGACATTTGCTTTACTTCTTTTTTTGTCACCTTAACGCTAGACAGCCCGGCAATGTTAGCTTCGGATTGACTTTGAATATTATTAAAATTCATTGCATTCATCTCACCTCGAGACCAAACCTTATTCGCGTATTTATTGTCTAGGAGACCACGCCTCATTATATTTTTCACTAATTCCTCTTTGGTGTTGTTCATTTGTAATATATACACATATTATTTTCTAAGGTTGGCATCAGCTGTATAGTACGTCTTCCCCTTAGTGGCGAAACTATGAACCCTCGCGTACCCCCACGCTTGTGGAGAGGCTCCCGGACGATGCCCGGTTCTCCACGCAGCGAGTCCCCTATTGTAGATGGTCTTCACAGTCTTCAGAGGAATCTTAGTAGCCTTAGCAATTTCAGGGAGGGATTTGGCTCCCGGATACATTTTCCTAAACTTTTGGGTGTAGGAGGAAGTCTTAGTTTTTTGTCCCTTGTCCGTCTTGAATCCTTTATAGTCTCGCTTGAGCATTTTCTTATAACGCGTCTCAACTTCCCCGAGAGTTGTAAGTCCCCTGAAATATTTGAGTGGTGCATATATCTTACCTTCTGTTCTACGCAGTTGCCCGACCTTCTTGATGATGGCTGCATCACTCAGGGACATCTTATCTTTTACTGAGAAAATCTTACTTCTTCATCCTGACAACGAGTCTCGGTGGGTACTTTTTAATATTTTTATATCCGAACGGTTTACGAGTGAAGGGACTACCTCTCTTAGCGTTTATTTTCGTGTTATTCCCTGCAGCCAGCCAGGATTTCAACCCGTTTCTATTATAAACCGTAGTGATCTTACCATTCTTAACATCACTTTTGATATAAGCTCGTTTGACAGGCTTTATATTCTTTTTATTACCAGCCATCATACTAGCATTCATCCATGTCGTAACATTTTTATTTTTGTTTGAATTGTTCTTGATGTTCTTATTCAAATTTTGTAGATTGTTTTCAGCGTTGTAAAGTTTCTTTTTCATTGAACGAATTTCATTCTCTAATTTTTTTCGCTTCTCGCGATTCGCATTCATGACTTATTATACACAAAGAAAAAATACACACCTAAGATATGGATATAGGCGTCAGAACAACTATATTTTGTGGTAGTCTTGCAGTGGCGTGTGCGATTGATTTTTCACGGGAAATAAAGCGATTAAAAAAACTCAAGAAAGAGCAGGATGGCATTTGTCCATAAATTAAAAATGACAGATGCCATGACACCCGAACATTTAGACTTGTTTTTCATGCGAACGTGGGCTTTCAACAAAAAAGTAAAATTGGAAATTGACGCGACGAAGTGTAAGAACATATCACTTCGTCGAGTATTGTCCATGAAAAAAGTTTTGAATGAACATAGACAGCACTCGAGGCAGTACATCGAAGATAGTACCATATACGTAAAAACGAGATTCGCACGTCGAATTTTACAGACCGCTCTCATATTTATACGCACTGAGAGACCCGTATACGTGAAAGTTATTTAAAACGTTTCATGTTTAAAGCGGCAACGAGTAATACAACGAACAACAATAGCACGTCTGTCACCATGAGAGGTTTAGATGGCTTTCGCGTACCGAACCTATGATTACAAAATCGTTGACCCACTTCAACGGCGGCTTCGATACTGGAATAAGGTGTGTATCTATAGGACATCATGCCACACATGGCAACTGTCTCAGATTTTCCGAAAAATGGAATATGACCTTTAGGGTTTAGAACACCGGAAGACTGGTCGAAGACCCATTTTGTCCCGTTCCAGTCAGCACCCCACCCAATCCGTACATTCACGGGTTTGATAATATTTAATTGTTCTACAACTTTTGATGTAAGTGTATCTTCATCCATGCGAAGTACTTCTGGTGTTAGATCGCAAATAACACATGATATTGTTTTCTTATCTGCGAGAACCACGGGTTGAATGTGTAGCTCGGTGTCTATTATGTATTGTAAATCACTCGCGATTGAAATTTCTTCTTCATATTCCAATATGACATTAATCGCACCGTATGTACTTGGACTTATCCTACTCACTGCATCATCTCCCCAGTTATCCTTCACGAACTTTATCGCCGGGCTATTATCGAGGCACAGTACAAGTAATCCATCTTCGATAATTTCACCGTTTTCAAAATACCCTGTAAACCCATCGTCGCGATACACAACATCCTTCAATTCACTTTCAAACTTAAACTGAACACCGCGACTGACGAGGGCATCATGCATCGCGTCTGACATGATCTTACCCGAACCTTTTTGTGTATAAGCACTTGAAAGGCCGACGTGATCAAAACTTTTCACAAATTCGTACGCTGTCATGACATTCCACGGCACTCCATCTATGACGAGTGTTACAGCTTCCATTAGTTTTCGACCATTTTCAGATAACGGCCCAATTGCATCTTTGAGTGATACTTTTTTATATTTCCAAGGCATCGCTAATACTTTGACAGCGAGTGTCGTGAGTGTCATGTAATCCATCGCCGAAAGATACTTACTAATAACAGGTCCACTCGTAGATTCGACTTTCTGGAATATGTCGTCCCATTTAATTCCCATTTCCTTGAATAGATTATTCGTATTGATGAACGCGCGATCAAACACTATTCTATGTGCGTGTAGATCACGTGTATCGATCGAAGGTTCCCACCATGAACCACCTGCTGACGTTTTTTTATCGTACACGACGACATCGTGATCAGTATATTTTTTTAGTTCCCATGCGATGGACATACCAGTTGGACCTGCCCCAATAATATGAACCTTCATCTACTAGTAGTAAATTATTTATATCCGTGTTCAAAAGTGATATAAAAAAACTTTTATAAAACTAGTAGTCGATGGGGTTGTCAATTATTATGGGAAATATGTTTTCAGGTAAAACTTCTGAAATGATTCGGAGACTCAAACGATACAAGGTTATTGGAAAAAAAATAATAGTGATAAATTCTGCGAAAGATACTCGTTCCCCGGATGAAGTATTAAAATCACATGATAACGTAACATTCGAGTGTTTCAAGACCATGAAGCTTTTCGATTTAATTAACAAGACCGAGTATGATAGTGCTGATATAGTAGCTATAGACGAAGCGCAATTTTTCCCCGACCTGAAAAAGTTTATCGAGTGTTCATTATGTATAGGTAAGAGTGTGGTGATCGCGGGTCTCGATGGAGACTCGTCACAGAGAAAATTTGGTGAACTGATCGAGTGTATACCACTCGCGTCTGAGGTCACGAAACTTTCAGCGTTGTGTATGAAGTGTAAAGATGGAACCCCTGGGCCATTCACAAAACGTATGGTGAGTAATACAGAGTTGGAACTTATTGGTGGGAGTGATATGTATAGTGCTGTGTGTAGAAAACATCTGAGTTAATCCAGGATCGAATCCCGCTTTTCAGTCGCTTCATCCCCGTATAGGTCTTCGATGATTTCAAGTATATGCTGCGAGTCTCTGAGTGCGGATTTAGATGCGCGGACATTCCACCCTGCGATCATTTTCAGCTTGGTGTTAATCTGTTTATACTTTTCTACTTCAAGTTCCAATTCTATCACACGATCCCTCATCAACGTCTTCGGTGTAGGGGTCATAGCAAATTTCACGCGCGGTCTTTCCGAGCTACCCGCGGAGTATTGACGCCAATGTCTTTTGGTCTTCTTAGGGGGTTCTTGTTCTTTTTTCGTGTTGTAAATCGTGAACGCGGGTTTGTACGTGATAGAGAACATATGTATTACATAAGTGAGTTAACTTTAATACAGCTTAAAATAATAGGTCGACATGACACTATGTGTGGTATATTTGCATTGTTCGGTAGCACGGTCGAAGTATCCTCTAAGTTACTGACACACCGAGGCCCTAATGATTATAGGACTGTGACGTTGGGAAAATGTCAGATGGATTTTTACCGTCTAGCCATTAACGACTTGACGGATGCGGGTATGCAACCATTCATCCAGAATGAGAGTATGCTCATCTGTAATGGTGAAATCTATAACCATAAGAATTTTCGGACGGGTGATGAAAAAGGTAACAGTGATTGTGAAGTCCTGCTACCGATGATTAACAAGTATGGGATAATGAAAACAGTTGAGAAGATTAACGGTGATTTTGCGATGGTGTACACGACTGGTGACAGGGTGATCGCAGCGCGGGACCCGGTCGGTGTACGTCCCTTGTTTTATACCCGATATGATGCGAATTCAATCGCGTTTGCGAGTGAGGCTAAGGCTTTACTTTTCTTGGGGACCGAAGTCCACGTTTTCCCACCAGGTTACGTATACGACTCGTATATTGATGATTTCATGTGTTACTATAATACGTACTGGAATGTAACATCGGGTCGGTATCTACCCGTGAGGGATATTAAGCAGACACTTATCGATGCCGTACATACACGCCTCGACAACACTGAAAGAGATATAGGGTTCCTTTTATCTGGTGGTCTTGATAGCAGTCTTATCGCATCCATCGCGTCTGGAAAACTCGGTAAGATTAAAACGTTTTCGATTGGTCTCGCTGACAGCCCCGATCTCGCAGCCGCTCGAAAGGTTGCCGAATATCTCGACACGGATCACACCGAGGTCACGTTTACGACGGATGAGGGTATCAGCACCATCACGGATGTCATTAAGTCTACTGAAACGTACGATACGACAACCATTCGTGCGAGTACGCCTATGTGGCTTTTGTGCAAATACATCAAGGAAAAGACTGACTGTCGCTACATATTTTCTGGTGAAGGTGCAGATGAGTTACTGGGTGGGTATCTTTACTTTCACAAAGCCCCTGGAGTGATTGAATTTGCACATGAGAATATGCGTAGACTTAGACTTATTCACCAGTTTGATGGGTTGAGGGCTGATAGGTGTGCGAGCGCACACGGTCTTGATCTAGTCGTACCATTCCTGGACAAACAGTTCATCGATGTATGTATGAGAATAAACCAAAAATTCAAAATGCACACAATTGAAAAGAATGTCCTGCGTTCCCTCTTCATGGGGTATCTTCCGGATGATATTTTATGGCGTAGAAAAGATGGTATGAGTGATGCTGTCGGTACCAACTGGGTTGACACTATAAAAACGTATGCGGAGAAAAATGTATCACCCAAAGAGTTTCGGATGATTGTCGAGCGAGCGAACGGGTATAATATTCCTCTCACGAAAGAAGAGGCAATGTACAGGAACATTTTCTGGCAAAACTTCGGAAAGGATAGCGATTACCTCATTTCTGAAATATGGCGACCTAAATGGACAAATGTAACGGATCCAAGTGCGAGATTGCTCATGTAATGTAAAGCCCTAATATCTCAGCGACACATGGATGGCGTACAACATCTTCATCAAGCATTTTTACGTGGTCTATATACTCCAAGTCGACGCAATCGATCCGATCGATAATGTCTTCTAAACCGTTACGTGTTTCTATATCACTCTGTTGTAAATCCCCGAGTATGATCATTTTGGAATTATCACCAATACGTGTGAGAAGCATTTTCATTTGACTAGGTGTACTATTCTGCATTTCATCTGCGATGACAAATGCATTTTTAAACGTACGACCACGCATAAATCCTAATGGTTCGATTACTACACGGGAATTAAGTTGACCGTGTGAAAGTGTATGTTCAAAAACTTCGATCATGGGAACTGTCCATGGTTCCATCTTACTATCCATATCTCCAGGCAAATACCCCAAATCTTCACCCGCTGCGACGATAGGCCGTGTACAGATGACACTGTCATAACGGCGCTTGGCTACATTTATTGAAGCTTCCTGACATGCGAGTAAAGTTTTACCCGAGCCCGCGGGGCCGGTTGCGATGATAATTGGTTTGGGAGATTGGATGGACCTTAAATATGTACACTGTCCAGGGGTTTTTGGGAATTGCATATACAGTATATTAAGGTTTTTAATCCTATAAATAGTATGCATGACGGATTTTTATTTTGTAACACTCGAGAAAACGGGTGCGTCTACCATTCTAGATACCAAAACTATACCACGGTTCATATGCTTTAAATATTTCAAGACTGCTCGTGTGTACGCGAAATACCTATCCAAGCACAGAGGGGCGTTTGGGAAGTGGCCATGTGTGGATCTTTCTAAACCGATGTCTAAAATTGATCCTCCAGAAGGGTATACCCCATGTGACAGTGCAGATTTTGATGGTTTATTGAGTTTGAGTTATAAAACACGTGAAGATTTAGATGTATTGACACTCGCGACGGGAATACAGTACTTCTACTGTCATGAATTTGATTACGATAGTTTACTATCAATTCGTCTTACGGGGCAGGAGATAGATGGTGAGGCGGATATTTTATTGTACAAGGAAAACCTGGATTACAGTATAAAGAATACGTGAGACTATATATAAATGGCTTCTGTTATCGCGCAATTCGATCCAAGTGACGAGAAGCATGTTCTATGGTTACAGAAAGTTGATAACGCTATGATTGGAGTTACTGAACAAAAAAAGATCCATCTTGATAAGATCGTTAATGAAACACCGTTTACATGTGGCAAGATTGATATGGTAGAATGGGCTTTCACACATTTCCAACTCGCCTTAAAGTATTCACAGGCTGTTCTACGTGGTAAGGCTTTCATTCCGAAGACTTTTCTTTAGTGAATTGTAAATATTCTTCTAGTGTGAAATCTTGTGGTTCGGAATTCTTATCCATTCGCATAAGAAGTATCTTACCATCCACACTTTCATTATCAAACGGTGTAGGAAGAATGTTTAAGTTCTTGACGTTTCCTCGTACACATTTCATTATCACAACATCAAGTTGTTGCCACTGTCCTATAAACGTGGCCGGTCCCTGAAGAATTTGAAATATCTCCCTCTTACTCGGGTCTATATCCACAGTAATATTATCAATACGATCCACCTCTTCGTGTATTAATACAGCATTTGTCATCTGGAATGTACAAATAAAAAAAGTTGTATTAATATATGCAATCTACTACTCAGACCGCAATCGCGTTATTCGCCGTCGTATTTTTATTGGGTGTATGCGCTGAAAGATATACGATCTTAGGGCATTATGACGGAATAATCGACAATAAAAATTCTCATCGCAAGTTCCATAGTCTTGATACACCTTTCAACGTCAGAAGACTGTCAAATGATCGTAAACAAACAAAGGACCCTTTCAATACATGTTCTCCTGAATCGTATGAGGAATGTGCGAAGAATGCTATGCCACACTTAAGTCGCTACTAATGTTCTTCAAAATGTAAAATGTCTAGAGACTTCGCGGTGACGCGCATCTCTGAAATTCTAGACCTACCAAAAACGGATACGAAATGTATCAATCTCGAGGTGTCTATTCATAACTGGGCTATAAATCGTTCTACATCATGTTCAGATGTACCCGCGTCTGATAATCACAGACACGTTAACCGTTATAAAACCAAATTCCTCGAGATTCAAAAATGCTTGAAACAATCTCCAACACTTAAAAATGACATATTGACAGGTCGATTGAAAACGTATGACGTTGTTAATATACCACCAAATAAACTATGGCCGGGTGGTCCAATGGCTCGTGAAATGGATGCAAGTTCAAAACGAGATGAGATGAAACAGTTTAATGCTGCGAGAGATGATAAAGATTACAAGGGTGCGTTCCGTTGCGGTAAATGTAAACAATGGAAAACGACCTACTATGAGATGCAGACTAGATCAGCAGATGAACCCATGACAGTATTTGTTACTTGCCACGTGTGTGATGCACACTGGAAACTTTGATCGAATAGGTTGAATCGGTTAGATCGGTATCCATATCTCCCACCGATAGGACATAATTGTAATTAGATGCGCGCTTATAGAGTGACTTACCCAGTGGAGGTGTAAAAATGAGTTCATCATATGAAATATTTATATCACGTAATTGACCGCGCGTCCAGGTCACGTTTTCATAAAACCCGGGGCGAGCCGTTATTATAATCATTCGATACCCCTTTTTCTGAGCATTTTTATATAAATCGTATATATCTTGTATAACTTTACCCGTACTAGATTCGATGAGAGTATCATCAATATCAAACATAACAGCATCACCGGGGCCTGCCACCGGTGGGAGCATCATTTATATACATTGAGAAAATGTTACTTTAAGAATAAAACGTGTATTCTGACAATGGAAGGTCAGATAGTGGATGTTGAATATGATGATCAGCAGGTGGATATGTGTAAAATTATTTCCCAGCACACAGACCATTATACAGTGAAACCTCTCGTATACGACCCGGATAAGTACCTATATAAGTTTTCACATTATACATTCCAGGTTCCAATCGAATCCGTGTCAGGGTTCTATGACACAACTGATATAGAAGACACGGGGCAGTATATAAAAATAGATGGTGTGCACTATAGGTCGATAGAAGATTCGGATCCAGAATATGAACTTGAAAGTGATGACAGTGACAGTGAAACATGTTCTGAAATAAGTTTATACGACGAAAATGACTACGAATATGAATAAAATGTCAGTATATATAAAATGAAATTTGACCCACGATACGCCATTTTGGCTGTGTTACTTATTTTAGCCGTCTTTAAGATCACACAGAAAGAGAGATACATGTGCGGTGGTAAGCGTGAAGGATATAAATCTGCTAGTGGACCCAAGCTTGGTCGTCCCAGGCCGGCTCTAGGAGCTAAGCCTATTAAAAAGGAGGGGTATTGTGCCAAGTGTGGTTCCGGTGGTCAGGTTTTCGGTAAACCATGCCCCAAATGTAATGGAGGCAAGGAAGGCTATTGCAGTTCGTGTGGCATGTAATAAACATACTTAAAACGTGTTTGATATACATGTATAAGTAGACATGGCGCCATACACTCCACCTAACACTCATTACAGTCAGATGGATGTATCATCGTATACAGAAGACGAAATGTTTAAGTTTATGGGAAAGCATGGTAAGCGTTTTTATTGGCTCACTAAGTTCCTAGGTCTTTCGTACATCTGGTATGATAAGAAACGTAGTGTCATTGAGATCTGGGGACCTTATAGTTCCCTGCAAAATTTTCAAGCGCATCATGTCATTGGTTGTGAATTGGATTATTGTGTTGGTAGAGTATAAATATACTTAAGTCATAGATTATGTAATTAAATTATAGATGTTGAAGCGACCCACGAAACGCGTGCACCCTTCACCATGTGTAAACCCCGGTCCACCCATTCCCGGTACATTTTTACATTCTATCGCGAATCCATCCCACGAGATACAAAGACCTCCGCCGAGGGGTGCATTCGCTTTTCAGAATTGTGAATTGTATAAAAAATTATTGAAACGTAATTACGATTCTCTTAACATTCCGTATAAAGAACCCAATGTATCTGAACTGACTTCAAAATCTACGAATGAAACGATGACGGAGTGTCACATTGATTATTTGGATAAAGTATACGTGCGGCTGAATATATTGAAATCGGGTATAGTCCGAGTAAAACTGGTTACAAACTTCTCTAGTTTTTGGAAAACGTATTATTCGAAAGGTAAATCTCCTCCATTTAAAACAATGCTAGCTGCGTGTAAGGCGGTTGGGTATTCGGAAGCATTTATGAATAAAATGGTTGAAAATCGAAAAAAACGTCAAATTTTTGCAAAAAAACTCGAAAAAATCATTGACAAGATTTTTGATAAAAGTACTACGGCAAAAAAGAAGAAGGTTGTAAAGAAGGACGTCGCGACTGTGGATGAGGATGAATTTGATATCGATATGGAAAACGAAAACGAAAATGAAAATAACAAAGATGATGCAGAAGAAAATGAGGCTATCGTCGAGGAAGATGGTGAAGATGATACAGACGAAGTCGTAGAGGATTGTGAGGAGGAGGTATATGATGAAGATTAATCTAACCTAAGTTGTTATACATAAAGATTATTCATTAGAAAAATACAAGATGGGATACATTGCATGGGATACTGAAACATCGGGTAAACCCCCAAGTATCTCTGGAGAAGTTACACCAGAGAACTACCACCTATTCAGTGAATGTCGAATGGCTTCAATCGCAGCTGTCACATTTTCACGGCACGGTCGAGAACTTTCATCTTATCACTCCCTCGTATACCCTAACGGGTTTAGACTGGGAACGCATGACGAAGATACGCTAGGAGCTACACATATACACAAAATCAAACATGTTCAAGCATTGCGATATGGTCTACCATTTGTGCAAGTATATGATAAATTCGTGGAGATCCTCAAAGGTTCAAGAGTGGATACACTCGTTGCGCATAATGCAATTTTCGATAAGAATGTATTATTCAGTGAATGTTATCGGTATGGTTTATCTGTAGAACCATTCAAGCACCTGAAATTTGTATGTACACTTGAACTGTCTCGAGGTGCTTTCCTTGATACACCGAATTACAAACTCGAGACTATATACAAGCATATAACAGGTGACGTGTTCCGAGCACATGATGCATTAGAAGATTCTCGTGCATGCGGTGTCGTATACTCTGTCGTGAGGGATATCAATTTTAACTGTCGAGATATTGGTGTTGATAAAATTTCAATCGATGTGAGTGATATTCCTGCGATTATTGGAAAGATATGGTTCACGAAACCTGTCGACCTAGCGAAAAGTATTCGCGCTTCTCATATTGGAAAGACGGTGATGGGTGCTGATCGTGAACGAATTATTGAACAGATTGCTTCCGGTGAACCATTTGTACGTGTTATGATAAACACTGCAAGACAGTTTCAATCTCGAAGAACGCGTGACTTGGAGATGAAATTAAATGCGATTAAAGTCCAACTCATTTCAAAATGTCATTTGGGCAAGAGTGACTTGACGCGGGTGTTCTCATATATCAGTGATATTCTATACAGTAAACTTACTGTCAGGGAATATACACAACTCGACAAGCGTGAGTGTACCCATCCATTGTTTACTATATGTGGGACGGATTATGAATTGCATGGACGTGTGGGTGATATCATCAATGACGAGATTGGGATGACAATTTTGGGTGCAAAAGAATATACTGAACGTGTCAATACCACACTGTCAGGGGCGGACGTGATTAGATCTCAGGTGTTGATGCAGATGTTAGATATCGATACATGTCGTTTCGAGACTTCTACAGGTGTCATTAATATTACGAGAGATCACCATGAATGGAAATATGAAATCGAACCAAAACTCCGAAGGTTTTGTGAATATGTACATAGCAGACTCAGTAAACCGACTTAAAGTTTTTTTTAATATATATACGTACAATGGCTACTCCTCAAAAGAAAGTTATCATCGCGCTCCCAGGAAAGGAATTCTCTTCGTCGTTTCTTATGGCATGGTCTGAAACTCTATTGAAGCTCACGCAGCAGGGGTATCAGGTTGCTCTCACGAGCGATTATTCTGATTATGCCCCATTCACCCGAATGAAGTCACTCGGTCTCGATAATATGCGTGGTGATGATCAGAAGCCATACGATGGAAAGGTTGATTATGACGTATGGGTTACGATCGATTCCAATATGATCTTTTCGCCTAAGCATGTTATCGATCTCATTGAAGATACGGATAAGTATCCCGTCGTTTCGGGTGTACACAGGATGCCTGATATGAAAAGTATCGCGGCTGTTCGTCATCTCGATGATGAGTTCTTTCATAAGAACGGTGCCTATGAATATATCAAGATCGATACACTCGACAAGGATATTAAGCATGTAGATGTTGAGTATACGAATATGGGATTTATGGCGTGTAAGAAGGGTGTTATCGAAACTCTCACGTACCCGTATTTCAACTATCCAGTAAAGGTGTGTGAGGTCGATGATAAATCTATCTCTCATATATTCCCAGATGACGCGTCGTTTTGCAAACGCCTAACTGACGCCGGGCATAAGATTATGATCAATACTGATATCTTCGTTGGAAATGAGAAGCGGCTCATCATTTAAGACGCTAAATGAATATAAAAGAAAAGACACTTACTGACATATAATGAACGGTCCCGATTACGACGAGATTGATACTGACACTGAAAGTGAATGCAATTCGTCGCATGAACAGAAGAGCACTTTCGGTGATTATATGAACGAAGTATCAATTAATGTGAAGGTGTATCTTCTTTCCATTTTTACTGCGACGTACATAAACATGCCAACTTATATCATCAATACAATTAAATGGGTTAAAATGGCTGCCATTGATGCTCCTATCAAAGTCAGTGATGATATTGATAACCAGTACACCAAACTCAAAAGACACTTAAGTGGTGAAGATTATAAGGAAACTCCAGACGTGGATAAGGAAGCTTGATGTTCATTAACAACTTATACACACACGAGTTCGCGACTGCGTTTCTTCAGGCTACGAGACCTCTCTGCCCGGACGTTCAACGTATCATCTGGGAGCAGGTACTTTCTGATACTCCTATCACGCCTCCCACCCCCGTCAAGAAATGTTTGAAATCATCGGAACGATTATTAACTCGTTCATAAAACCAAAAATAACAAAAATACACACTGGTGCGTATATATTTACACAAAATCAACACAATGAAAGTGTGATTATATACGACCCGTATAAACAGGTTGAAACTTGTGTAGAAGATGAAATGTCTGTCCTTCTTTTGAAATGTGAGCGATTAATTTCACATTTCAAATCGAAAATGAATTCACATACCAATTCTCGTGGGCGTACACTGAATAATCAGATCGTAGGGTTGGTAAACGATGTCATCCATGATTATGAAAATGGTATAACGGATAATATTCATGAATATCACGAACGATATTCATATATCCGGGGGTCTGTCACTGTGACGTCGATGTCGACTGTAAATCTAAATAGAACCTAAGTTGTTATTAACATCAAGTTTTTTCGTATGTTCGATCATCATGGATCTCTTTCACAAACTCATGGAACTCGTTGACAAGAACTCTGAAAATATCCCAGAAGGGGATTATTTGCAGATGTGTGATACCATCAAGGAATTACGAGAACGTGTCAAACCACCTCCGTTTCTTGTAGATCAAAACCAACCACTATGGGTCAGTGAGAATACAGGTACACCCGAAAGAGTGCCTACATATCAAAGAAGTACACCAGATTGGACGAATTATGCATCTATATTTGAAGGTTGGGAGGGTGTCAGGGTGCGCGGGAATACTGATGAAATGACACAAGAGGATCTCGCGTTAATCGCATTGGCGGTCGCACACGATACTGATATAGCAGAGGCGACATATACTGTACAGAATGGCCACTCTTAGATATTTTTATTTAAACCTATAATGTGCCGCGATAATAGCAGATACGATTACACCGACCGTGAATAGTTCATCTTTTTTTATAGAGCTCTTGATCGCCCAACTAACCGTAAAAAATACACCACTGAAAACCCCCATTGTCCTGAGTGCGAGTTCTTGGTATTCGTTCATTTACCATTAATAAAGATTTTATAATGAAACGATACAATAATAAAACCTAAGTCGGTGTGGTCGAAACTAAATATAATTGAATGTATCAACATGGAAGATATTAGACAGCTCATGGAAATGATTGATTGCAATGTTAAATCATTTCCGGAAGGGGATTATCTTAAAATGTGTGACAACATCAAAAATATTTTCGAGGTCGTTAAGACACGTCAAGACGATGATAGTGATTCCGATAGTGCAATCGATTTCACTTATGAAGACGAAGAGGATGCTTTAGATCTGCCGTATGTCATAATTGAGAATACAGACCCTCTTAACATTGTACCCCCGGGTCGTTCTATCATTGATCTCGATCTACAGCGCACACAGATACACCAAGAATATACTTCGATCACTGATCATTTACGTCAGGCAACTCGTATGTTTAAACGACTGAAAATGAGGCGTAATATCACAGCATGTGTTAGGTATGAAGCGGTCAAGCAGTTCTGTGATATTAGAATGTTGCACGTGTCTGAGTACACATTACATGCAGTAAAAACACAATATCCTCAGTATACATTCCCCGATGAGCGAGCATTTTTTTATGATTTCTTAATTAGTCATAACGAACGTGTTCGTGATCAGATGTATGACTTGTCAAATCAAATAAACATTCTCAAGGTGAAACAAGATGAGTGTATCGAACGCTATCATGAGTGTCAGTAGGTGGATTTACACCACCATTCATTTCCACCGGAATATTCAAATGCTATGTGAATGAGGGCTCCTCCGATAAATAGTTTTACAGGTGTAGATATTTTGAATAGACGATTTAATAACATGAATAGGAACAAATTCATCACGCCGATCACAACAGCTTCTAACAGGACATTCCTCAATGGGCGTAATTTCATTTAGTATAACCGTAGAAAAAAATATTGATATATAAAAATATGAAGTTATCCATGAAATTAAACCGGTCTCATTTGATCGTTTCAGTGGGATCGATGATTTTTGTTATGATTCTTTTATCTGTACTCGGTTACCTCAAGTTTAGCGAAGGTTATGAATCACCAGAGGCTCTCGAGGATGAGCTCAAACAGTTGATGGATGAAATGACCGCTTCCCCCGTCGTACAAGAACTGATGACACCCCCAGCTGAAGAGCCTGTCGTAGATGAGGCTGTGGAACCTGTACCTGAAGATGAAGAAATGACAATGGAGATGATGGCCCCGGGTCCTATGAATGGTAATATGGAGATGATGGCCCCGGGTCCTATGGGTATGTAAAATTTTATTGGTGTACAATAAAGAATGTCGAATACACAATACAGTGAAAAAATCAAGACGGCACAGCCCAAGGTTATAAAAGCTTACAAAGATGCCATCGCATCTGTAAAGAAAGTAATAGCTAAGAAGAGCAAGTTGTATACAGGTGACCCTAAAAATTACGACTTCGATGCACTGAATGCACTGGGGGGTGAAATGGAAGATGCTATAAAGAAGGCTACCCTTGCGATGAATTTACGTGCACAGGCTAAGTTACTAGGCGACCTTGACACGTCGATTGTCAAAGTTGGAAAGGCTCGGGAACTTGGGGAACGTCTGAAATCTTCTGAAACAATTGAAGCTCAGGAGCAGGTGATGAAAGAAATTTCAGAATCCTTAACAGATGCCTGATACCGGGATGTTTTATTAAAATACTTAAGTTGATCACTTCAATGTAGAAAATTATGAATAATGAAATTTTGTACAGTGAAGAGTTACATGTCAAAAGCTGATGACATGGTTATAATCAGTAATAGTCACATGTGTGCAGAAAGGCAGCTTATCAGACAGTTGTATCGAGAGTGTATAAAAGAGGGTAAAAAACCACACCACTTTACCAATTGGATACGAAGAAAGTATGGATACATGGTGATTTACAGGAGTGGTATTCACGGTGATATGATTTCATTACCATGTGTATTATGCAGGAAAATGATAGAAAAATACAGCATATCATGGACTGCGCATGATGGTACTAAATGGGTTAGTAGTTCAAGTGATGTATGTATGCCTATTTCGAAACCTACTAACAAACAGCGTCGGGTCCATGGGTTTGTACATCAATGACAAATATAAAATCCTGATACTATAATAGATGGCATTACCAATACTGTTAGGAGTTGGTGTCTTGATTGTAATAAGTGTGATAGTGTTACTTCAATTACGTAAACCCAGTGCGATTCAAAATCCATTATCGTCACCACAGTCCAGGGCAGTGATTTCTAAAACCATAGTAGCATCTGAGAAAAGTGGTGTAGCGGATGTTGCAGGTGCTATTAAACGTTCGGTTACTGTAAAACGAGAGGAAACCGAGGAACGTGTCAAAAGTAACAAGAAGAGACTAGCAGATTTGGAAGCTAAAAAAAATGCAGAATTAATCGCCCGTCAGGAAGCTATAAGAAAGCGTGTAGAGATCGATAAACAAATAGCGGAAGCGCGACGTTTACAAAGTGAAATGGAAGCGAGGAAAGCTGCCGAAGCTGCTCGATTAGCTGCAGAATTAGCTGAAAGGCGTCGTATAACAGAACAAAAAATAAGAGCCGCTGCGGAAAGAGCTGAAAAAATGAAACAAGAACGAGAGAAGCGTGCACTAGCGTTCCGTAATAGAATGACACGGATGAATGCTGAAAAAATGAGACGGGTAGAAATATTGGCCGAAAAGAAACGTCAGGCAGAGATTGCTCGTAAGGTAGAAATGGCCCGGAAAAAGCGTGCAGCAGAACTAGCAGCTAAGATGGAAATGGAAAAGGTTCTTGAAGAACAAATGAAGATCCGCGATGATATACAGGAAGCTAACACTACCGCGACCGAAAAAGCTCTAGAAGAGCAGAGATTACAGGTACAAAAAGCTGAAGCTGAAGCTGAAGCAGCTAGACTTAAACGAGAGAAGGAAGAGAGAGAAGCAAAGGAATTGGAAACTAAGATCGCGGAAGAAGTGAAACAACAAAAGTTGGTCGAGGATGAAGCGAGGCTCGATGAAGAAGCGCGTCTAGCTGAAATAAAAAGGGTTGAAGCAGCTTCGGAAGCAGAAGCGGAAGCGTTATTACTCGAAGAGACGACGCGTCAACAGAAAATGGAAGAGGATATAATAAAACTCCGGGAGGAGCAGGATGCAGAAATGAAACGCTTAGAATCTGAAAGAGCTTCCGCAGATGAAACTATACAAACTGAGTACACAGTTTCGATACAAGAAGAGGAAGAGCTCAAAAAACAAATCGCATTAGATGAAGCTAAATTCTTAGAAGAACAGGGTGAAGAAGCTCGTCTATCTAAGATTGCATTAGAAGCGCAACAACAAGCTGACCAGGCTGAGCAGGATAGACTTCTTTCAGAGGCGGCGGAAGAATCAGCAGAGCGTGAAAAAACTCTTGTGTCGGATACTGAAAAGATACGCGACGATGCGGAAGCTGCTCTTGAAGATGTTCAGTCAAGGGAAGAAGAGTTGGCTTCAAATGTATTAACGGCAGAAGAGGCGCGAGAGGCGTTAGAGAGTGGTAATATATTGGACACGTTCGATGTTACGTGTAGAACGAGGACGCCTGTCACTGAATGAATTAAAATAATAATGTATTGTAGATATGACCGGGGTTTCGAATGTTATAGACGACGAATTTAACCGCTCACCCGGAATGTGGTTATTTCCTAAACGGGAGAATCACTGGTACCACATCCACGCAGTTAATAACGCCCTCAGTTCTGCTGTCGATTCTACAGTTAGTTTTGTGAACGAGGCGGGGCAGACGATTGTTGGTACAGCAGAGCAAGCCGCCGCCGCCGCCGTGAAGATTGCTAACAATACAGCTAACCAAGCAGAAGCTGCAGCTAAACAAACTGTAAACACTGCGAAAACTGCATATAATAATGCCAAAGCGGCGTATGATTCCGCTGTAAATGTAGTTAATAACGCAACAAATGCACTGAATAGTGCAAAAAATTCTCTTCAAGGGGCTATAAATAATGCCGTAAACGCAACTCGAGATGCCGCAAATGCAACAGCTACATGGACTACAAAAAAGGCTAATGCAGCGGCGAAGCTTGCCGAAAGGAATACTAAAGCGGCATGGAAGGCGACGCGTAAGACTGCAATGGATGCTGCAAATCGCACCGCATCTATAGCTACAACCGCGGCAAATAATGCAGTGAAAGATTTTAATAATGCAGCGAATGTGGCGACTGATTTCACTAATAAAGCTGCAAACGCGGCGACTGATTTCACTAACAAGGCGGCAAATGCGACCGCAAAGTTTGCTGAAAAAAATGCAGCGATCGCTGCAAAAACTGTCGCCGATAACGCGGTTAATCTTGCTAAAGGTGCTACTAAAATTGCGAATGATGCAGTGAACGTGGCTGAAAAAGCTGTAAATGATATAAGTGACGTAATGGAAGACGTCGGAAACGATATCGCTAACGTCGCTGTAGATATAGGTAATGAAACAAAGGCGATTGCAAATGAAGTGGGGGATTTCGCAGAAAAAACTGCTAACGATTTCTCGGATTTTACAATGGAACAGGCTGAGATGGCTCTTATGATGGCGGGGGTTGACTTAAGAAACGGTGGTGGTGGACAAGAAGAAACTGGCACAGGTGCTTTGGATGAGGAAGCCTGTGCACAACTCACATCTTTCGAATGGAGTAATGGTGTATGTATCGAGAAGGTATTTGTTGATCGAGTGATAGATGAGACGGCTTGTGGTACGATAGACGGGTTTGAATGGAATGGAGAAGATTGTCAATTAAAAGATGCTTCGATTGATTACACGACGAGCTGTTTAACTAACGGTGGGAATATTGCTATGGAAACGAAAACACCTGCAGTGAGCAGTGGTGTTGAGACCTATATCACACAAGGTGTGGTGCTAAGTGATGAAGACAAAAAAAACTTAGAAAGCCAAGAACTCCGACGAAGACTTTACAAAAAGGCTGAAGAGCTCGCTCCATTGCGTGAGAAATTAGAGCAAAGTGAAAAGAAAAAGTTAGAGTTACAGCGAAGTTACGATGATAAGGCGAGGGAATTACAGACTGCGGAGCAGACGAAAAAAAATGAACAATTGAAACTGGATTTGAAAAAGAATGAAGAGGCGAGGACTATAACTAACCAAACAAATGCTAAAAATATAGAAGCTCAAAAAATAAGAGAAAGTAATGCTGCACAAGCCGCGAAAGATGCAGCTGAACGAGTGAAGAATGATGCAATTAATAAAAAGAATGCAGCTATAAGTGCGAGGAATGCAGCCAATAATGTGAAAAATGCTAAAATTCAAGATAGAGATAATAAAAATAACGCTAAGAATGCATCACAGAATGCGTATAATAGCGCGGTTACTGCTGAACGTAATGCTATAAATGTTTATAACGCTGCTAATAGAGATAGACACAATTGGGAAGTTCATAAGAACCATCTGAATAATGTAAAAAATGCAAAGATCAATGCAAGGAATGCTGCACAGGCGGCAAAAAATGCAAGACAAACCCAATATAATAACGCAGTTGCAGATAGAGACCGTAAATCTAACTTACCCAATATTCCAAAAGTATGGACATACCATCCCAAAAGAACGATGTCCGGAACGCCCTTGCACACCCTTGAATATAAATCCTCAAATGAATGTAAAAATTGGTGTAATAATGACGCCAGATGTGCTGGGTTTACTTATTACAGCAACTGGTATTACAAAAGATGCGACTTTTATAGCACGAATAACGGCACTTCAGGATCATCCTCTTCTTTTAGGGCTTATACATTAAATAGATGATAGCGATATACGTTACCAAACCAAAATCTTACCAGTCATGACAATCCCATAAATGTTTGTCATGGCCTGGGATTTCTCGAAAATAGGGCATTTTTTTTTCTTAGCTATATATTGAGAAAAATGTTGAATGTGTACAAAAATGTGTGATAATTACCCCCTAAAATCAGCCCTATTTCTGACCAATATTTGCCTGCTACGCAGGCGACGGC